TATAGCAGATGCCATGTCAGGCACGGCGGCAGGGGTGCTGACGCGTTTGTCCGACCGCCGACTTTTGACGGGGGACGGGGCCTTGGGGGGCATCCGTCTTCCCCGGCGGGGCTTGGGTTGGTGGAGGAGTCGAGAGACGGCCTTCCCTACAACATCCAGCCTTCGCGCCGCCGCCTCGCTCATTCTCCTGTGGAGAGCTTCCCGTTCTTTCAGAGACGGCATGTCGCTGGGCGCGAGGCGTATCTTTTCCACGTTGGGTTGGTGGCGGAGATAAGGATAGCGCTTGTCGCGGAAGTGACTACCCGGAGCCGCAAAACCTTTCGCTCCCCATTCCGTCACGCTGAAGAGCGCCATCTCCAGCGCATGAACCGAGAAGTAGGAATCCCGGTTGATGTGGAGGAGGGGAACGTTCAGGGCGCGGAGAAATTTTACGGCGGTCGATTTGGTCTTGAATCCCCACTCTATCGCCAACTCCTCGACGGTTCGGAGTTCGAGAGAGTTGCCGAGCTTGAGGACCTTGTAGACCGGAGAAGGAAGAAGGGGGGAAGAAGTACCCCGTCCCCCGTCTTCGTTCCGTTCACCCTTCAGAATCTCGTGTGCGCTCATATGGGTCTTCTCCTCCGAGGCTCACGTGCGCCCTACACAGTAATAATGTACGAGATGGTTGGGAGTTTGTCAAGGCTTTTCGGGGTCCTCGGAGCTTTTCGGGGGGGTTGTGCCGGGGGTTTCGGGATCGTTGTAGGCTGCCGGGCTTGTGGACATGTAGGGGCGGAGAGTGGGACTCATTTTGAAGTGAAGGATGCGGCGGTTCGGGACTTCACGGGTAGTGCCGTCGGCAGGGCAGAAGACCTGTCTCGCATGATAGAGGCGGGACGAGAAGGTGCCGAAGCCGCGCAGGACGACGGGGCGGCCCAGAAGGACACGGTAGAGGATGGCGCGATGATAAGCGGCCAGGATGTCCTCTACCTCGATCAGGTGGTGGCCGGTGTGGGCGGCGATTTCTTCGACGATTTGACGGGGGACGGAGCGATGGAAGATGGATTCGTCGGGCCGACGGGTATTGAATGGGATACTCATTTCGAGTCCTCCGCTGCGGGGCCGGGAAGAAGGGACCGAAGAAGGTCCATCAGGAAATCGGAGGGTTTCTGGCGGTGACGGGCCGCCAGGGTTTCAAGCCTCCAAATGGCCGACTTGGTGAGGTGGAGTGTGAAGGCGGTTCGGTCGTCAGGCTGGTAAGCGGGAGAGTCGTCAGGTAGCCCTCGTTGCCGAATAGCCTCTGCGGTCTCCCACTCGAAGATGCAGGCGGGGCAGAGAGAGTTGACGGCCACGAACCAGGCGAGCCGCCGTTCTTCGTCGCCGCGAGGAACGTGTATACGAAAAGGATGGCCGCAATAGTAGGTGCCGGTTATCCGGTGGGCGTAGCGTCCTCGTCGGGGAGGAGGCGGATGGGCGTGGAAATAGCAGTCCGGACAAAGGGCCGTGCGGAAAGTCGGAGGGTGGGGGACGCGGAGGGGAACATTCGTCGTGTGGCCGCACCCCCACGTGAACCTTTCATAAGTCTTCGGACGGAACGGCGTATGTGGCTGTGGCTGTGGCTGCGTCATGGTCGAGCCTCCAAAAAGAGAAAAAGAGGTGTGGACGACTGTGAACAGGGTAGCAGATGGGGGCGATTTTGTCAAGTGACACCCCGCGAAGAGTAAGAAAGGGCCTTTGTGAAAACGGGGGTAATGGGGGATCGTTGCAGCGAAAGGAGTTATGACAAATCTCAATTTCCTTTGCGTGCTCGTAGACCATCTAGGGGAAGAGTTTTTGTATGCTTCTGAAGAGGTACTAGGTAGTAGAGAAAGACGGCTCAATGAGATTTCGCTCAGAGAGGGTATGGGGCAGGCCGGGGGGTCGGGGCCGATCGTCGCAAAATGAGACAGATTTCGGGAGGCTCATTGACGGGGGACGGGGTCAGAGGATGGCGTAAGTGGTTGGGGTGTAAGGGGTTGGGGCGGCGGAAATGTATATAACCGTATATAATAGTATAAAGTTAGGGTTATGTTAGTGATACCAATTAGGATTTGGGTAATTGGCCGTATAACGATTGATCAGTAATGCCAGTGCTAAAGTATTTACCCGTTATCGAGCCATCGGTGGATGGTCTACGCGGGTTTATATCATTTTGAGAACGAGTCGTAAGTCGTTGGGAGAGTAAGGCTATCTCACTTTGAGACATGTTGAGCGGATTAGACACGTGGGGAAAAGTACCGTAGGGGGTTTCGAGGCGTGTCACAAAGGGTTGGGGGGAAAGAGTATAGGGAAATTGGCACTAGGTGGTTGAGTTCGAGAGGTTATTCAAACGGTCGGTCAGGGGGGAGATGGGGGTGAGGTGTTTGGCCCTCTCACCGCTCGCTTCCAGGGGGCCGACTGCTTCGCGCGCCCGACACCGCCGAACATCGCCGGAAAGCGCCCGACACCGCCGGATACATGGAGAGCGGCCATAGAGCGGCCGTGGAGCGCCCGTAGAGCGCCCGGCGGGCTAGGCGGGGCATAGACACTCCAGCGGCGCGCCGGGCGCAATACGGGCGCTCCATGGCGCTGGAGCGGCGAAACGGGCGCGCGGCGATCTGGAGATTGAGGAAACTAGGCGGGATACGCGGCGGGATAAGCGGGATGGAAAGAGGGCGCGGCAATCCTCAGGACCGCCGCGCCCGTATGCTACTCGGCTTCAGAGTCCGAGTCCGACTCCGTCTCCGTCTCCGACTCCGTCTCCGTCTCCGACTCCGTCTCCGTCTCCGACTCTGCAAGCCAGCCCAGAACACCGATATACGCTGTAGAGCGTCCTGCCCCGCTGGCGGGCTCTATGTACGCTGCGCCCTTGCCGCCACTGAGACGGGCGCGGAATGCCTGCACTAAGGGCACTCCGCCACTGGGGGGGACGTATCGCCACTCGCCAGCGCCCGCGCCTTGCCGCAAGACATGATCGAGCGCCTCTATGGCGGGATACACCTCTTCTACCCGTATCCCTGCCCGCTTGAGGATACGGATACTACCCCACCGTTGCGGCGCTTCAATGTCCCCCCACAACAGAGGAATGCGAAGACTACGGATATCCTGCCCGTGGCGGCGGGCAAGAATAAGCCCCCCCGCCTCTTTCACGGCGGCGATCTCCGCCGCCGTCGCCTGATGGAGACGGTCCATCAGGTCCTTTTGTGCGTCGCCCTTGCGTTCGCCCTTGCGTTCGCCCTTGTCCTTACTCATCCCTAATCCCTTTCCTCTAGGGACCTTACGATCCGGTCCAGCCGATCTGGACCGCCTACCATATCCTACCATGCCCGCCCCCCTTTGTCCACTCTTTCCGTAACTCATTGCGCCCTAACGCTTTACGACGACCCACGCCCACCCACCTCACCCACCCCCCCAGACACCCCCCCTACCCCTACACTCAAATTTCCACTCCCTCCCCTATCCCCACAAAGAAACCCCGGCCACCCACCCTTCCGGCGACCGGGGTTCCTCTCCGTCCCCCGTCAAACAATCACGCTCATGCTGCCCTCCCCTTCACTCTCCTTCCCCTCCTGACCCTCACCCCGGCTACTCTCCACAGCACCCCCCTCCCCTCTCTATTCCTTCCATCTCGATACTCCCTCAGTCTCACCCCCTTCTCCTTCAACCTGTACCGGACCTGCCCCTCGCTCAGGCCCGTCACCCTGGCGATGGTCTTGGCGTGCATCCCCCATCGCCCCAACCCTTCCACAACCTCGTCCACTGTCCTACTCATCGTCCTGTGTCCCCCACCTAAAACCCTACTACCCTCGGCAACCTGCCCCCACAGTGGGGACAGTGCCGGAACACGAACTCTTCCATTCCCCCCTTCTTCTTCCCCCTTACCCCGTCCCCCGTCATCCGTTCTTCCCTCCTGCTCGGTGCCCCCGGATGTTCCTTGGCCTTGTGGGCGGCCACCTCCCACGCCGCCTTGAACCCCTTCTTCCCGCATATCCTGCACTTCATGGCTTCACCTCCCATTCCACGGGTACCAACCCCTCCGTATCCTCATCGTACTCCACGTCATCCTCCCGATCGTCCATCCTATCCCATAGTATCACCCTCCACGGATACCCTGGGGGCACCATCACTTCCGACAGGTACCCCCCTTCCAACCTTATCACGATTCTCATCCCATGTCCTCCCATATCTTCCCATACCACCTTACTCGAACGGGTCCGGCGAGCACCTCCAGCACCACCACCTCCCCCGGTCATACTGTTCCGCTTCCTCGACCGGGAGGACCCGGTGGCACCCCGCGCACTGGAAGAAGTCCTCTACCCTGATGTGTCCCTCTACGTACTCCATGCCCCTCTTCCTCCTCTTGCCCCTCTTCTCCACGTCCCTACTACTCTCTTCCCGTCTCATTGTCCTCCCTCCTATCCCTGGTTACCTCCTGGGGGAACGCTCGCCCTCCTATATTCCCTAACCGGGGCGCGGGGGACGAACCCTCCCCGGCTCCTCGTCCTTATGGAGATCCTACGCGACCCCGCATACTGCTCCAATTCCCTCTCTACTTCTCCTTCCCACACCCCTCCGTAAGCGTTCGCACACTCCGGGCACCTCCTGCCCCACCGCCTCCACACCCTCTCGTCGAACCCCCTCATCCACAATCCACACGACTCGCATACCAGTATGCCCTGGTCCCTCGCCCAGCACCTGGTACATATCTCTCCTCCCTCCTCCCACTCCTCGTCCATGTACCCCCTCTCCGTCCTGGTACACCGGGAGCAGTGCCTTGCCCGCTCAGCTTCCCTGTAGCAGTCCTCACACAACTCCCTGTTCTCGTCCCACTCCGCGTCAGTATACCCGGTCACCCTACTTCCACACACCACACACTCCCTCTCCTCTTCCCGCTGGAATTCCCCTAACACGTCCTCCCAACAGGAATGGCAGTACACGTCATCATCATGCGTATACACGTCCTCCTCGTCCAGTCTCTCCCCACACCCCGCGCAGTAGTAGACGGGTCCCCTACAGTCCTCACATACATACCGTCCTTGCTCGACCACAACCTCCTCGTATTCATCCCCGGAGACCTCGACGAGTTCCCCGCACTGGTCACACGGCACCTCCAACCACTCCCTACCACAGTCGGAGTGTACCCACACTCTCCCATCCTTCACCAGTCTCCCACACACCTGGCACCACCGTCCCACCCGGTACCTCTGCGCCACCGTCCACCGCTGCCTCCGGCTGACCGGTTCCCTCTCCTCTTCCTCCCCGATCCGGAACCCCTTCACGGGACCGTACCTCTTCATCCGCACAATCCGCCTCGTCGTCCCCTTCTCCAACCATGCATCGATCCAGGTGCTCCCCTTCCCCGGCCTCCACTCCAGTATCCCCATTCTCTGACCTATTCCCTGCTCCTTCCAACTCCCCAGTATCTCGGCCCACTTGTCGAGAACCTCATCCTCCAGGTGGTACGCCCACCATCCCCTCCTCACCAGCTCATTCGTGGGACTCACCCCCCACCCGGTCACTACTCCCTTCAACACCTGGCCGCTCCGAACGTCCCCGTAATCCACCCCCGTACATGGATACATGACGGTCCCATTCAGGACCACCAGGCACAGGGACGCTCCACTACTCGACTGGGGCACCCTACAATCCGCCATCTGGGGGATCACCACGTCCAGGCCCTCCTCAGCTCTCCCCCGCATGGCCTCCAATATCGCCCCTGGTATGCCGAACTCCAGCATCCCGTCCTCATATTTCCCCCACACCCGGTCCTCCCCCCCATCCCTCAAGAGCACCGTGGGTGCCAACCGCCCAGTCCTCGTGAACTGCATACCACCATGGGAGTACACCCTACACTCTCCCCGCCCCAGGGCCCTCCACCACAACAGGACCCCCGTCCACTCGCGCTCCTCCGGGACCCCTTCCACTAGAGGACGATGCAACGGGTTCCTGGTCCTACAACTCACCATCCCCGGCCACCTGGTCTTACTGGTCTGCTGACTCATCTCACTCCCCCCTTTCCATGCGGGCGGCCTCCACCTCCTGTATGAGGCGCAGGGCCCTCTTTATCTTCTTCTGCTCCCTCTCCGTCCCGGCCACCTCGGCCCAGTCCAGTGCCTCACTCACACTGGCCTCAGCATCCAGGATAGCCTCGTCCAGCGATGCCGGTACATAACTGTAACTCCCGACATCCCCCTGTACTCCCCCACCGATGTCCTCCTTCCCGTAGTCCTCGTACCCGTACCCGTACCCGAACACCCGGTCGTATCCCGTCCTCCAGTTCTCCTCGGCGCTCCGCCCCGTACCTCCCTTACTCCACTCCCACGCGGTGGAGCACAAGTACGAGGAGGAATACGTCCTCTTCCTCACTAATTCCCCAAGGGGTTTGCCCCCCTCGGTCCATACGACCCCGTCTCCCCCCATGATGGCCCGTATCCCCACCACAAACGGGAATACATGGCCTATCACCGCCACGCTCACCGACACGTGACTCCCCTCCTGGGTCCACCCTATAAGATAGACCCCCGGATTGTCCTCCCATTCCCGCTCATCAATCCCGGAAGGTTCCGGTGCCCCGTGCCGTGCACCTCCCGGATGCAGGTGCATCGTCCCTATCCTCTGCCATCCACCCCCATCTATCCTCAGGGCGAGCGGGAGGTGGACCTTCTGGTCCACCTCGGTCACCGACCACCCTGCCGCACTGCACTCCTGGGGAGGACAATACATCGTCCACTCCCATCCCCCTTCCTCCCCCTTCTTCTTCCTCCTCAACACATACCCCCCCACCTCCACCCCCATCCTCTGGGCGGTGGGCCGGAGGAACCTCAACCAGGTCCCCACCTCCCGTGGGGGAGGTATCAACTCCTCACTCAGTTTCACCAACCTGGGCTCCCCCTCCTCCCCCTCTACCTGCACCGACTCCAGCCACCGGTCCGTCACCGGAACGACGGCCTCCACGCCTTCCCCCCTCGCAACTCTCCAAATCTTGCCCCCCTGATACCACAGTCCCTCTACCATCACTCACCCTCCTTATGGAAACCCGGCACCTGTGGTCCCACTTGCCACAGCCACCTGTCCTGACGACCCAATTCCTTCTCCTCCCCCAACTCCCATTCCCCATAACAGCATGGGGCTCCTCCCTCCACCATCGCCGCCAGGGCCTGGGCCACCAAGCCCGCCGTCCTGGCATTCCCCTCCAGACTCTGCTGGTTCCACCCGCAGGGCCTCCTCTCTCCCCTTGCCTGCTGGCGTCCTATTCCCAGTGCCCTCACCGGGTTCCACACCAGCCGTCCCTTCTCGTCCGTCCTCGTCCCCGCTACCCACCCCCCCTGCACATTGTTCCCCGCCAGGATCGCCACCGCATCAGGGACCCCGGCCCTCCTGAACCCGGCCACGCACCCCATCCTGGCCTTGTCGTTGTCGGGCAAACACACAACCCCCACCTTCTTCCCCGGACGGCTCCCCTCCATACCCAACCACATCGCCACCTCATCCTTCTCCGCCTCCACCGAGACGGGACGAACCTCCGTACACCCCGCCAACTCCCCCAACGCCTTCCCGGCCAGCAGGGCCTTCCCCCAGCCCCTGCCTCCCGGCCACTGTCTCCCCGCGTTGCCCTCCTCCACAATGTCGGGGTCCACCGTCAGCACCCGCTCCCCTGCATACACCGCCAGGGCTGGCAGGCTATGGTACAGCAGCCCCCCCGCCCCAACGATTATCCACGTCCTCTTCTCGCTCATATCTCCTCCCTCCTCGATGGAGAATGGGGGACCGGAGCCCCCGTGGCCCCGATCCCCCGCCTCCTACCACGACTACTACCCGGCGACCTCCGTGGCCTTCGTCAGGACCACCTGGTCACCGTCCGACAGCTTCGCCTCCCGGTAATCCCCCGTCACGGGGTTACCGTTCAGTGTAGCCACACGGCCCCTGGCCACATCCGCCAGGGTAGCCCCCACGGGGAGCTGGAGGAGGGTCCGCTCCACCCCCTCAATGACCGTCACCTGTATGGTGTCCATGTTGTCTTCTCCTCATTGCCAGTGCGATCGCCCGCACCAGCACCACCCTGTCCTTCCTCACCTGGGGGGACTCCCCCCTTACAGGGGAAAGGACCTCGACTGCCCCTCTGTTCCACCGGGCCACGAGGGTGGGGCCCCTCCATAGCTCCCGACCGGTGGAACGTAGGCCTTCCCGGTGGGCCTCCCTACCATCCAGGAACGCCTCCACCTCCTCTATCACCGTGCCAACATCCATCACCTCCTTCCCGTCCTATACCACCCCATACCACCCCCACCTACCCTTCCCTCGACGCGACGCGCGCCGACACCGCCAGCATACCAGGTCGCGCGCGCGCGATCAATAAAGAGGAAGCAAGTCATAACCTCTTGCACCGCAAAGAGTTACGACGAGCCCATCTCGACGTTCATCAAGGCATGGGGGAGAGGCCCCCCTACATTGAAATTTCCACTCGCTCTTCCCAAAAAAAATTTTACCTTATTTTATCTTTTTTCGCTTGACACGTCCCCTTCCATCCGCTATACTGACGGGGGACGGGACACAGAACTCCCAACAATCCGTTCCGTTCTTCGGTGGAGCACTGCCATGCCGCGACTCGACACTCTTTCCAAAACTCTTCCGTTTCTCCATCTCCACGATTGGCCGGGCAAGCTCACTTTCCCGCCTCTCGATTCTTCTCTCTGCGAAGCCTGTCCGCTCCGCGATCCGCAAACCCACAATCCCATTCCTTCCCGTCACTGGTCCGGCGACAACTCCCACACCTCGGCTCTCTTCATCGTCGGCGAAGCGCCGGGCCGCGAAGAAACCGCCCAATCCGCCTGCTGGGTCGGCACTTCCGGCCAGCTCCTCCAACGCCTCCTCTCCACCACCTCCCTCTCCGACCACTGCGACATCTTCCTCTCCAACGCCCTCCGCTGTCCCCTCCCCCACGAGGGCAACGCCAACCAGCGCGAACTTTCCATATGCCGCATCCACCTTTACCGCGACCTCCACTTCCTCTCCGTCCGCTACTCCACCATCTACGTTCTTTGCTGTGGGGCCACCGCCACCAAATCCCTCCTCAACCTCAAACTGGCTTCCGCTTTCACTCTCCAAGGCCGCCACGTCAAATTCCGTCCCCCGTCAAAGAACCACCAGTCCCACCCCGCCTACCTTGCCCTCCAGTCCGTCGCCTTCCCGACCTTCGCCACCTATCATCCTGCAGCCACGCTTCCGGGACGCTCTCCCTCCAACATCGAAGCGATGGCCGCCCATTTCGATCTTCTCGAATCCACCGTTTCCGGTCGCCGCGCTCTTCCACCCCCCACCGCCGCACCCACTCCCGCCGCCTCCATCCCCTTCCCCACCACGCCTCCCGCCCGCTACTTCTCCATCGACATAGAAACCTACGGCATTCTCCAGTCCCGCGACCAGACCGTCTTCCACCCCACCAAATCCCGTTACGTTGACCATTGCCCCGTCCCCCGTCAAGTCGTTTCCGTCTGCCTCTCCTTCTACCGCAACGACGCCTACGACCCTTCCAACCCCGCCCGGAACCTCCGCACAATCCTGTTCCTATGGCCCAACCACGACGACCGCGTCCGTCTCCGCAACTGGCTCCATGTCCTCCGTCGCAGTCCCGACACCGTCCTTCTCGGCAAGAACATCTGCTTCGACCTCTCCTACCTTCGCGCCGCCGATCCCCTCCTCCGCCCCTACCTCTCTCCGCCTCTTCTCCTCGACGACATCGCCATCCTGAACCACCTCGACTATGAACTCCGCCCCGAAAAGTCCCTCAAACCCCTCGCCCAGCTCCTCGGCGTGGCCGACTACGAGCACCTCGCCGTCAACGCACGCCTCTCCGCCAAGGCCCGTTCCCCCGACGACCCCAACCTCCACCTCTACAACGCTACCGACACCGAAGCCACCCTCAAGCTCTTCTTCCATCTCCGTTCCGCCATCGCCTCTCGCTACGGTTCCTCTTCCCCCAAACTTTCAGCCCACTGCGCCGCCCGTCGCTCCGAACTTCTCTGGATCACTCTCGATCTCGTCGAGAACGGCATCACTTTCGATCTCCCCAAGCTCCGCTCCCTCGCCTCCGCCCTCCGCTCCACCCTCTCCTCCCTCGAAGAACAAGCCGCCGCCCACAATCTCATTCTTCGCGGCAAGGGCTCCGACAAGTCCAAACGCGACTTCCTCGAATCCCTCCTCAAACCCGGCGACCTCTCCACTCTCCCTCTTCTCTGGACCGCCAAGACCAACAAGCTCAGCACTCGCCGCGAAAACATCCTTACCATTCAATCTCGGCACTCCCACCCCGCTCTCCGCTTCCTCCTCGACCACACCGAAGCCTTCAAAGCCTGGTCTTCCTATGTAAAACCTCTTCTCCACAACCCCCGCAAAGGCATAACCCACATAACGAAAACTGACGGGGGACGGGGCAAGAAGTACCCCATCGGCTACGCTTATCCTTCCTGGTATCCGGTTCCCTACAGCCGCGCCGAGACTTCCGGTCGGGAGGCGGGAGGCGGAACCATACAGGGCCGCGTGACCTGTTCCAATCCGGGAGCGCAAACCTTCCCGGATTCCATCAAGAACTGTCTCACCTCCCGCTACCACGGTTACCTCGTCTGGGTTGACCTTTCCCAGATCGAACTTCGTGTGGCCGCCCTTTGCTCCGGCGATCCCGCTCTTCTCACCGTCTTCCGGGAAGGCCGCGACTTCCACCACGAGACCGCTACACTCTTCTATCCCGGCCTCACCCCGGACCACCCCGATTATTCCCGCGCCCGCCATATCGCCAAGACCATCAACTTCGGCAAGCTCTATCGCGCCTCCCCCACCAAACTTCACCATCTCCTCATCACCTCCGAAACCTTCAGCGGCGACCTTCATCTCTCCGACGTCTCCCGGTTCTGCTATGCTTTCGACCGTCGTCACTCCGTCCTCATCCGTTGGCAAGACTCTCTCATCGAGACCGCCATCCACCAAGGCTATCTCGAACTTCCCACCGGCTGGTCCCGTACCTTCAGCGGAGGCGATCTCGCCGTCCTCAAAACCTACACCAATGAGATCTGCAACTTCCCCATTCAAACTCTCGCCGCTCAAATCCTTCACAGCATCCACTACGCCCTTCTTCGCGCCTTCACCGCCCGTCGCTTCCGCACCCGTATCCCTCTCCAGGTCTACGATTCCCTCCTCCTCGACGTGCCCCCCGACGGAGAACTTCTCCCCGTTCTCTCTCTCGTAGACCACTATTTCACCCACCCTCCTCTCCTTCCCTTCCTTGAGCACCATTACGGGACTACGGTCCCTATAACTTACAATGCCCAGATCATCGATTGCCGTCGAAAAGGAGGACCCAGCAATGAGCAGCACTAAACGAGGCGGTCAACGTCACGTCAGCGACTATTACGTAACCCCCGTTTCCGCCATCCTCGACTTTCTAAAGGCCATCCTCGACCTCGAAGAACACAAAACCGTCCTCCCCACACCCCCCGGTCCCTCTTTCAAACAAGCCCTCCTTTACGGTCCCATCCTCGACCCCGCTGCGGGAGGCTCCTCCGACGCTTCTATGGCCTATCCTGACGCCATCCACCGGTACACCCTGAGAGAAGGATATGCTCCTCCCCTCACTACCGTCGATATACGGACCGATTCCCGCGCCGACGTTATCGCCGATTACCTTACTTGGGAACCTCCTTCCCATCTCCTCTATAACCTCATCATCACGAATCCTCCCTTTGCCCTTGCCCAGGACTTCATCGAGAAAGCCCTCCAGGAAAGCGAGGCTTGGGTCGTCATGCTCCTCCGTCTCAACTTCTTCGAGTCCCGTAAACGTCTTCCTTTCTGGAAAGCCCACATGCCCCTTTACGCCTTCGTCCACTCTTCCCGCCTATCCTTTACGCCCGACGGGAAGACGGACTCCATCGCGTACATGCATTGCGTGTGGCACGTGGCCGTCCATCCCCCCACAACCCATCTCATGGTAATATGACATAGCTATGGTACCGAGGAACTTTTCCATGAACTCTCATCCCCCTACAACCCTCACCGTCCTTCTCGACACCCGTGAGAAAAAGCCTCTCCTCTTTCCATCCACCGTCACTTTCTGGCTCAATGCCCGCCCCTACCGCATCCACATCAAGACCCTTCGTCGCAAGCTCGATGCCGGTGATTACTGCCTTCTCGAAGCCCCCACTCTTGTCGGCGTCGAGCGCAAAGCCTCCACCCGCGAACTTATCCAGAACTTCACCACCGCCGATTGGACCCGCCAATCCTCCGCCCTCTATCGCTTCCTCAACGCTTACACCCACAAACTTCTCCTCCTCGAAACCACCCCCTCCATATTACTCCGTCCCCCGTCAAGTACCGACTATTCCCCACGCCATGCCCAGTCTCGCTTATGGTACATGCTCCAACGTCTTATTTCCCTGACGCTTGTGGAGGACCTTCATCTTCTGCTCGTCCCCCGGTCTCATGCCCTCTCTTCCCGAAGAGCGGTAGGCGAACTCGTAATAAGATTTCTCGCCGAACCCCTCTTGACAAGGACCTCCAAATGAACTACACTATAATCACCGGCGCAAGTCGAAAACGTCTGCATCGGAGACGGATCAGTGCCGAAGCATATCGAACGAGCACTGGAACGTGCGGGCCGCAAGCGAGGTTACCGGGGACGACGCCTCGAAGAATTCGTGTACGGCACCCTCGTGAAACGTCATGGCTGGCGTCCCTCCCGCACTCGACGGCGACGCCGGAAATCCAAACCCAAAGCCAGAAAGACATAGTTGACGGGGGACGGGGTAAAGGGGCGGCTGGCATTGCCTTCCGCCCCTCCGTCATTCTCCTCCGCATCGTCTCGTTCGTCTCTCCTTCTCTTTCGTGAGGAGTCGCCATCATGGGAAAGGAAAAGGTCGAGGACGTGAAAGACGCAAAGAACGCAAAGAACGCAAAGAACGCAAAGAACGTGGACCCGCTGGAATCACCCATCGAGATTCCGACCTTCCGTTGTTCCAGCATCGAGACGTGGTGGTCTTGTCCCCGGAAATTCTTCTACTCTCAGATACTCCGCATTCGCCGTCCCTATCCCGAAGTCAAGCCCGCCGCAGACGTGGGCACTCTCTTCCACTCGATCATCTGCAATGCTTACCGTACCAACCTCGATTTGGAACACGGCATCCAGCGCGCCCGCGAAGAGCTCGACCACACCATCACCGACTACAAGGCCATCTGGGCAAAGCTGCCCCCGATGGACCAAGACAAATGCATGAATGCCATTATGTCCCTTGAACGGGGATGGCCGGTAGCGACAGCGATGGCTCGACTTTGGTGGAAGACCTATCCCCCCAAATTCTCCCCGTCCGACATCCTGCTCGTCGAGACGCCCCTTACCGAAGTAGTGGCGACTTCCGGTAAGGTCCCTTTCAAGCTCCGCGTCCTGCCCGATTGCGTATGGCAGAAGGACGGGAAACTCTACGTGGTGGACCACAAGACCTCCACCTACTCTTCCGACCTCGTGCTTACCGGCAGGAACTTCTCTCTCCAGACCATCTTTTATTCTCTTGTCGTCGGGGTTCATTTCGGTCGGCCTCTCGGCGGCGTCGTCTACAACTTCATTCGCCGCCCCACCATCCGCTACTGCCGGAAAGACAAGACCTTCGAGGACTACCTGGAGCGCGTGAATCAATGGTATGCCGACCAGGAGGAGCCGCCTTTCCGGTCCGAATTCATCCCGTGGGACAATAACGATAGTTCCCGCGCCATTCTCGAAGCGCTCCTCCGGCTTCAACTTCCCGCCCAATCCGTCAAGGCGGCCAAGCGAGAACTGGAGAAACAAGGCGGCGATCCTACCGCCGTCATCCCGAAATACTTTCCCCGCCGCCAACCGTCCTGCGTGTTCAACGGGCACCTGTGCCCCTATTCATCCCTCTGTTCCCTCAATATAGGAGGCAAAGCATGGCAAGATGAGTACGCGTCGAATTTCGTTTCGGTAGACGATGACAGTGTGGAGGAGAGCGAGGAGGAAACCCATGTCTGAAACAAGGGCCGTTTCCGTCGAACCCAACACCATTCCGGTGCCGACGGAATACGCATCGTTGGGAGCAAGTTCGGCTTACGCCCCGAAGGCCCCCGACGACCTCAAGATCGTACTGGTCGGTTTCTCTGGGAGCGGCAAGACCACCTTCGCCGCATCCGTCCCGAACTCCATCGTGCTGGACTTCGAGGCGGCCCATTCCCAGATTCCCACCGAGCAACGTCGCAACTTTTACATCAGTCTGCGCAACCAGGAACACTACAAAGCGGTGCGTGACAAACTTCTGCGGGATGCCAAAGACAAACACCGTCCAGTCCGCCGCATCATCATCGACACCGTGGACACCTGGACCGATTGGCTCTCCGCAGACCTCACCCGTGAAAAGGGCTGTGAAGCCATCGAGGAGATCGGACGCGAAGGAACCGGTTACTCCATGCTGCGTCGCCGCGTCCTGCACGATCTCGACCTCTTCGAGCAAGCCGGTTACTCCTGGCTCATCTGCGCCCACCTCAAGACGGAACGCAAAACCGGCCCAGACGGCAAGGAAGTGACCCGCATCCGTGAATCGATGGCCCCCTCTCTCGCTGAGCGCATCACTTCACGAGCCGAGTACGTCCTCACCGCCTATTTCTACACCGAGACGGTCCAAGTCCAGAAGCAGGTCAAGCTGGCGGATGGGCGCACCATCAACGCCCCGGAGACCAAGACCATAAACCGTTACTCCCTTCTCACCATCGGCTCGGTCGAGCGTCCGGGGAAGGCCCGCATCCAGCTTCCTGAAGATGAAATCCTGCTCCCGAAGATCGGAGGTTGGGAGCTGTTTCGGGATGTCTATCTCAAGGCATCAGGTCAAACCGGGTCCCAGTAGAAAGGAAGCGAGACAACCATGGACAGAAACGCTTTCCTGGCAGCCGCACGAGAACACAACAAGGCTTATCTGGAGAACCTCGCCAGTCGGTGGATGCCCCCCGACGGCGACTATCTTTGCGTAGGGGCGGGGTTCCGTACCTCCATCCGAGACCGCGACAAAGCCCCTTGCATCACCCCCTACGTTCGCATCGTCTCTCATCCCGAACTGGAAGGCCGTAAGTTCCGGCTCGGTCGTATCGCAGTCGCCAACGCTTCGATGATGGGACCGATCTATCACCCCAAGACGAACACCACTCCCAACAACACCGACGAACTCTACGAAGCGTGCGTCGCCACTTTCGGGGGCGACCTCGACAACATGCCGGAGGGTGCCGAACCCGCCGGGAAGGTGATGCAAGTCACTGTGGAAACCCGCGACCTCGAACGCGGCTCCTTCACGATAGGCCGCATCACCGACTATCCCGTCGTCGAGGCCGAAGCCCCGGAAACTCCGGCTGAACCGGAAACTCCGGCTGAACCGGAAACCCCGAAGGGGAAGTGAGGAGATAACCAGCTACAACGACGACGGGGGACGGGGTACAAGACGTCGTGAAGTGCCGTCACTCCCAACCTCCATATGCCCCGTCCCCCGTCAGGAGGTTCAGCCATGACAACCTCAAGAGGTCCCGCCAAGATTCCCGAACGGTGTCGCGTCTCTCCCGTCAAGGCGTCTTTTTGGGAACATGCCATCAATCAGTATATCGGCGGATACTACCTCTACCTCTCTGGTAACGCTCGCTACAAGATACCCGGTTCCGGGAACTTCTGGACGGTTCTCGGCCTCGTTCCCGGCACTGCCGATACTATCAACCTCGGCTTCCTCCTTCTTTCCCGCAAGCGCCATCCCGACTTCGCTCAACTTTCCACGCTCTATCCCGAAGTCCAACGACTCACGGGTCCCTATTACCCTATACCTCACGATACACGACCTATCTTCTGGTATCGCACCGTCCGAATGGTTGTCCAAGGTAAGGGCTTGAGAGCGTACCTCCCGAAGGGGTTGTTGCGAAGCGGTAAAATTCCCATCCGCCACGGTTACGCTTTCCGCGACCGTCGCCACATCTTTATCCTCATCCCCTTCGCCAGGTCCGATCTCTCAGACAGCGTGGGGGACTACACGGATGCCGTCTTCACCGCTTTCGCTAGTAAGAGAAAAGTACCGGAAACTTCTTCGGCTCCGCCCCGAAGAGTTACCCGCCGTTGACTATTGTTTCTGCGTCTGTCTCAGCAGTCAGTTCGGCGGCATTTCCGATCCGTTATGGGGTTGGCTCATCGGTCCCCCCGGCAGCGGCAAGGGCGAAATCCTCCGCCCCTATGACGGTTACCCTACTACCCTCTTCGTTTCTTCTCTCACCCAATCCGGTCTCGCGTCAGGTTACGAGACGAAAGACGGCGACGATCCTTCTCTCCTCAAACGCCTCGATGGTAAACTTCTCGTCGTGAAGGAATTCTCCGCCGTCCTCGATTCCGGGGCCGACCTCTTCCACAAGATACTCGGCGACCTTCGAGACGCCTACGACGGTTCTTACGCCAAGCAATCCGGTACCGTCGGCCTTCGCCGTTACGACTCTCGTTTCGGGTTCCTCGCCGCCGTCACCACCAAGATCGAAAACGCCCAGGAACAAATCCAGGAACTCGGCGAACGGATGCTGGCCTGCCGCATCGGAGTTTCCGCCCTCTCCCTCGAAGACCGTATCGCCCGATTACGACACGCCTCCGCCTCCATGCGCGGCAAAGCCGAATGGCGACGAGAATTGCGGAACTGCGTCCATACCCAGCTCTCCGCCGTTCTTTCCAACAACCCGACCCTCGACACCATCGTCGATCTCGGTGACCAGGAAGAACCTCTTCTCTACATCGCCGACCTGGTCACGTCTTTCCGCTCCACGCCACAACCCGGCGTCGCCACCCGCGAGATCGGAACCCGCCTTTCCCAACAGCTCATCACTCTCGGCAAGATTCGCGCCCTCGCCGACGACCGCACCGTCTGGTCTTCCGACGACACGGCCTTCATTCGCCGCATCGCCCGCGACACCCTTCCTTCCTTTCTCTTCCTCATGATCCGCGTACTCCATCGCCTTCGCCGAGCCAAAATGGAAAACTTCTCCCGCGTAGTTCACCTCTCTCCCGCCAAGCTCTCCGCCTACCTCAACCAATACAAGAAACTCCATATCTTCACGCAGGACCGCTCCGGTTACTACGCCCTCGCCCCTGACGTAATCAACCAGCTCAACGCCTGTAGGTTCTTCGACGACTGACGGGGGACGGGGTTCTTGAATCCAGGACGGTCGCAGGAGTTTGTACCCCGTCCCCCGTCAAGATTAGAACTGCATGTAGTATTGACCGGCGGAGGGGGAGAAGCCTTCGGGACCGAAGACGGAAGGTCCGAGAGAAACGGCGGCGATTTGCTGGAACGTCGAGCGGTACTCTTTCGGGAAGCCCTTGAGGATGCGGGACACGCGGACGTGGAGCTTGCGGTTCTCCAAGGCGGTGATGTCGGAGCGTTTGAGTTGGATAGGACCGAGCTGGGGGTAACGGCGTTTGAACTCCTCCTGGATTTCCTGCATCTTCTCGGTGTCGTTCTTTGCCATCGCTTCCACGTAAGCGCGGCGATATTCTCGTATCTGGTCTCGCTGCTTGAGAAGATATTGAGTAAGCTCTCGTTCGGTCTCGGCGTCGGCGGTTCTGAAGCCCATCCCCCGCAACACCAGTTCCCGTGGCGAACGATAGCCGATGAGCATCCCCTTGTCCGAGTAGACGGGGATACGCCCATCGGGAGTCCTCATGCTGTAGTCCGCGAAGCGAGGATGGAAAGTTCGATAGACTCTCCGCGCCGCCAGGCCGCCCGGCACCAGCAAGGCCGCCGTCGCCCCCAGCCCCCGCGTCTCTCCCGTCGCCATCGCCTTTATTCCCGTTCCGGCTATTGAGAGGACGGGGGGAACGAACGGCAACGGATAGAAGGGGCTCTCCGGGAACGTGGGCAAGGGAAGAGCGCCCGACAGAAGAGCTCCGCTCATGTCCACGCCGGTCAGGTTCCGGGCGGCGACGTAGATACCCGCACTCACCGCTGCAACCCGTCCGATCGTTCCCCACTGGCGTCGTCCGAAACCCGGTCCCTCTGCCCCCGATCCCATCACGGTGGAACGACGGAGGAACTCAGTGAATCGAACGGGAAAGTGGGCGAACTGTCGGAAGACGGGACTGACCCGCAGCAACCCGTAAGGAGTCCCCGCTACGCCCGCCGTGAACTGAGTGGCCCCCACCAAGTCCCGTGCGAACGCCTTTGCGGCCTCCGAACCCGCCTTGATTCCGCCCTTTTCCGCGTGGGCCATCGCTGCTTCCCACGTCAGGAGCCGGTTGAAACGCTCGGTCTGGGCGAACGTGAACATTCCCGCCCTCTTGAACTTCTCCAGCAACCCGTATCGTTCCAGATGCTTCGGAGTTGCGAGGCGGGTGATAGGGTCCAACGGCATCCCTGCTTCCATGAAGTCGGGGAACGCCTGTTTCATTGCGTCCACGTCGGAGATTCCCCTGGCCCGCAACTGTATGTATTTCCGCGCCTTGGGGAACAATCGGTTGATGCCCTGCGTCATCGAGTCAAGGCCCAGGAGAGGTCCCGTCGTGATGGCCGTCTGAAAGATGTTCTTGAGGGCGGGGCTGGGATTGAACCCCAACGTGGACAAGTAGAGGTACCCCGCCACGTCGGCCCCCATCGTCCCCGCCGGGTGAACGATGGACTTCTGCAACTTCTGAATGAGAGGTTTCCGCACGATTTCCGGTACGAGTTTCTTGCCCCCGTCCCCCGTCAACCATTTGTGCGCTCGATACTTCAGGGTTTTCCAGAACATCCCCGCCCATTTCGCATCGGTGGGCAACTCCCCCCGCAGTAACGGCACGTAATCCTTTTCCAGCATCTCCGCCCGCTGGAGCGCCGCTATCTGTTCAGGAGATTCCGGCTCCGCCTTGCGCGCCCGGTTCAGGAATTCCTTCCGCCACTCCGTCAGGGCTTCACCCAGACCTACCTTTCTGCCCAGTCGTCCCGTAGTGGTCTCGACGGTGAAGGCCCATTCGTGGCCCATGCTGTTGATGTAGTGCTCCAGTGCCCTCGTCATGTCGAGGGTATACGGCAACGTGTTGGCCGCATCCGAGATGGAGTTTTCCAGAATCTCGGCGGCCTTCGCTTTGTCCCCCGCCAGCAATTCCTCTTCCGCCGCATTCACGATCTGCCGCGCTATAGCCCTCGGATATCGGAATCCCTCCCATTTGCTCGTTCCTTTCAGCGGACCTTCCTGGAAGAAGTAGAGGGGGTTCTTCTTCAGTTTCTCGTTGTATGCCTTGATGGCCTCTCTTGACTGTCCTTTTATCACCCGCCTCAACCCTGACTTCCGACCCGCCAGGAGGTCGATCATCACTCTCTTGATAGTCTCGCGGTCCGCCCCTTCCGGCTGCTCCGCATAGAAATCCACCAATCTCCGAAGTGCCGATCGTCCCCATTCCGCTCTCGCCTTCAACCTCCCGAATAACCTCTCCCTCACCTCTTTGTTCACGATGCCGGGGAATTCTTTCTCCAATAAATCCAGTTCGCGGGGACTGGGGACCATTGCCAGTTTCCCTCGCCGCGTGACCCAGTGGACCGATGCTACTCGATCCACGTTTTCTACCAGCTTCTTCAGCCGCATCTTCTCGCCCATGTCCGTCGCCAGTTCCATACTGCGCAACAGCGTTTCTCTCAACCCCTCGGCATCTTCCGACAGTACGTGGGGCCAGAACGGTTCCTTCAACTTCGTACCCGGAAATCCTACCTTGTGACGACGTTCCATTGCTTTCGCCACTCGATCTCTCAAATCGGGGGACAACTTCCTGTATTCCTTGACGAACTCGTCCAACGTCTTCCGTACCCCCGAAGCCAGAGCGTCGAGTTTGCGCTCGCGCAGCGCCCGATCCAGCACCTTCCGGTTCAGCAACGCTCCCTTCAGGCCCGCCCGTTTCGACAGCCAACTGGCCCTGCTGTCCAGCGCTTCTACTTTCCCCGATACCAAATAGGATTCGACCGAAGAAACTATCGAACCTTTCCGCTTCGCCGCCGTCGAGATGGCCTCTCCGAACTTGTCCAACCACTTCTCCAGGAACCGTGCCCTGGCCACCACGATCTTGTCCATGATGCGAGCTACGGGCGTTCCCTCGAATATCACGTAGGATGAACTGATCTTCGCCACGAGGGGATGCAACACCCGTTTGTACGCCGAGAACTTGGGCGCGATCTTCAGCAGGTCCCCCGCCCGCATCACGGGAAACTTCACGGCAGCCAGCAACCCCAGGAGAACCATCGGATGGGTGCTGATGTCGAGGAGGGTCTTCAGAACGACGTTCTTCCGTCCCGCCCCCATTATCCTCTGAGAGACCGTTTGCCTCTCTTCGGGAGACAACCGGTCCGGGGCGAACAGCGCCAATGCTGCAGCCTGGGGGTCCAGCCGTAACAGGTTGGAAATGAAGAGGTTGGGTCGATCCAGAAGGGTGACTGGTTGGAATTCGGGAACGGCGGACGACGGGGGACGGGGCTTAGTATCGCCTGCGAAGAATACCATTCACTATCGCCCCCCTCCGATCGGTACTTCACCGGGCGTAAGCTGCGTGGCACCGGCCATTCCACCCATCATGCCGGGAATCATGGAGGGTCCCATTCCCATCCCTCCTCCGCCTCCTCTCAACATCCCCATGTATTGGACCTGGGCTTCGGCGGGAGATACCAGATTCATCATCATCCGGATGCGGTCCTGTCCCTGCGCGAGGCGAGCGCGAGCGCGAGCTTCTTGCACTTTGTTCAGCAAGTCTATCGCCATGAACCCAACCAGGAAGGCCCACGCCATCTTGCTCTCCGCAAGACCTTTCGCCCCCTTCTTCAGCGATCGGAGAAGACCCCCCTCCGCTGCCTTACCCGCCGCCGCTGCTCCCGTCTCGACTTCGCCTGCAGCCTTACCGAGGACGGCGGGGCCGAGCCTCGCAAGTTTGATACTGGCACGGGTCATCGCCCTGGTCGGATGGGCTTTCACCCATTCCACCGGCTTCCCGATAATCTTCCCGATGTCAGCAGTACTGTCTCCCGTACTCTCCAGCCCCAATGCTTTCAGCCCCGCCTGAATCCATCCCGATATCGTTTTGCCGAAAACGGCCTGACCTTGTTTGGCAGCGGCTTCTGCTCCCACCAATGTTTCCTTCGAGGGCGCACCCGCCGCCGCTTCCTGCTTCAGTTTCTCGGCATGTTGCGTGATATTTCTCACGGCAGTCTTCATCTCTTTCGGAACGCCCTTCGTAGCTTCCGCCCCAGCCGCCCCAGCCGCCCCAGCTGCCCCAGGAGCCTTGGCCGCCAGTTTCGTCGCGCGCTGCGTGGTTTCCCACTTCTTCAAGGTATTCCGAAGTGACTCGGCGACTCTCTTGGGATGGACTACCGCTTCCACCTCGTCAACGATCTGTCCGGTTGCCCGGTCTACGATCCTGACCGTCACTTTTCCCGGACGCTCGACTGCTTTGACCGCATCGGCATCTACCGTGGCCGCGAACCCTTTTTGGTTCTCCCCAACGGCTCCCGTCGAGATCACCTTTTCGGGGTCGATCCGGGCCAACTCCTGTCCTTTGGCTGCTCCTTCTGCCGCCGCTTCCTCCGTTGAGGGTACTTTCACGGCCTTAGGGGCCGCCGTCTTTCCCGCTTCTCCTCCTTCCAATGCTTCCACTTCGTTGACGGATACCCATGTCCTCTTCTTGCCCTTCCAGACCTCGACGGTGCCGCCCGGAAAGTGAAGTTCAGGATTCTTTACTTCAACGATGGCACCCTTTTTGAACGGCCCACCGGTGACGGTTTTCCTCAGCCTATACCGGCCCTTCGGAAACACCGCGCGAATTGCACCTTTCCCCAGGAAAGAGGAGACCGTCTCCTCCGTCGCCTTCGCCGTCTTCGCCGCTTTCGCCGCTTTCGCCGCCGGGGCTTTCTTCCGGGTTACCTTTTTCGGGACTGTCTTCGGTTTCTTTCGAGAGGGACCCTTCAATTTCCCCTCTTTTTTCAACTTCTCCGCCCGCTGCTTGAGGGTTTCCAATCGTTTCGCTTTCTCTACGACCTTGCCCTCCGCAGCGCCGCTTTCGGGAGGAACGTCCTGGATCGGAGGAACCTGTTCGGGAAGATCGGAATACAGTTTCGCAAAGTCGCCAGCTGCGAACGGGCCTCCCAACTTAGCGGCGATCCGATGGAGAACCTCCACCAGTCCTTTCCGGCTCATCCTCCCCTTCGCGTATTCCTCGAAGGCTATATGTACTCCTCTCTTTTGCAAATCGGTAAAGCTGAAATCCCCGGCGCGGGCGATGAACTTGAAGAAGCGCTGAGCAAGTTTATCGACGTTGATGGCCATTCTGAATCCCCTTACCCCCTCGTCGCGTTACTGAAACCTGACCGGTGGCGGAAGTTGAACTTCGGAAGGCCGGATCGGCTGGTCGCCGCCGAGGATGGCCGCGATGGCGGTACTTCCCAATTGTGACGCCGCGCCCAGGCCAGCCGTCCCCAACGCCCCGGCGGTCTGCGTCCGGGCCACTTCTTTCTGGGCCTCCGCCCCGATAGTCGCGGTCTTCTCCGCCGTTCTCGCCCCCACCGCCGTCTGGTACTTCTGAAGCGCCGCCATCATCAGGGCGAGTTCCTTCGTCATGGCGACTTTCCGTTTCTCCACCCCCAACGCGGCGAGCGCCCCCACTTCTCTTCCCCTCAACGCCCGCTCAAGAAACTGCAACTGCTCCCGCTGGATGTCCGTTTGTTTTCCTAACGAGTAGCTGTTGAGGAAAAGTTTCGCAAGGGAATTGGCGGCATAATTGGCCGCCAGCACCGTCAGTATCGTTCCGATCGTTCCCAGAGCCATCGTCTTACGCACCTCCTTCCGGCATGGGAGAGGTCTGGATCGGTCGGGCCTCCTCGCTGTTCAAGACTTGATTCCGCAGCTCATCGGGGTCCACGACGCCGGTTACGGCCAGTTTCCACGCCGGAGTATCTCCCAATACGTCATGCAAATCTTTCTCTTCCATTCCCATCAACTGTTCTCGGACGGCCCCCGCGTAGGCGGCCATGAATTTCTGCGGTTCGACCACCTCTTTCGTTGCCGGATCGACCCCTTGGGACAGCACTTGTTCCATCAACTGCTTCACCTCTCCCTCCAAACCTCTCAAGGCCACAAGCTGTTCCGGCGTGGCCTCCATCATCGTCTCTCCCAGCGTCTCTTTTATTTCCTCCAACGCCCGCAGTCCTAACGAATATTCCGAGACCGGCAGGGGCTTCCCCGATTGAAGTCCCTCTTTCAACTTCGCTATCCGCTTCGCCAGTCTGGGATCGCTAGTCCCCGCCAGGTCCTCCAGCGTAACCGTCCTGGCACCGTCTCCCCACAGCCGTTGCAATCCCAGACGCAAGTTCCCCCGCATCTGCGCCATCTGATTGTGGAGGTTACGTTCCTCCGACGTGGTAAAGTACTCAAATGCCGTCTTCATCGCGCATCCCGTTCCTATACCGTCCCTATTTCGTGCCCGTCAACAACGACGGTGGCACCCCCATCGTACCCCCCACCAACTTCATCCTTGCCTGTTCCCGTTTCCGTTGCAGTGCCTTATACTGGGACAGCGCGGCTTTTATGTCCCTCACCCTCTTCTCCCGCTCCCCCACTCCCATGACTCGCCGAACGCCACCAGCGAGTTTCCCGTAGAAGCGATACATGTTCTCGTACCATCTTCCGGCGAGCGTACCCCGGAGTCTTCGGGACGCAGCTCTCGTTCCCAACGCCCCTAGTCCTATCGGGGTCAGCAAGAGATTCTCCGTCGTCCGCGCTGCGACGGTCGGACCGTACCCCTTTTCCACCTTCTGGAACGCATCCGGTCCGGCCACCAGTCCTCTTATCTCTTCCGGTTGGCGACCCGTCAAGCGCGCCAGTCTTTGCAGGCTCTCCTCCTCGGCCCGCGACAGCGTCTCCAGTTCCGTCTCCGTCATCTTTTCTTTCCGTTTCCGTTCCTCCTCCTCCCGACGAAGCTCCTCCCCGATCTCCCTCAGCTCCCGTGACGCCCCTGATGCTTCCTCTTCCACGCCCGACTGCGGTCCCTCCAACCTCTTGACTATCTCTTCTCGTGCATCCCGCCCCAACATCCCCGACAACCGCTCCAGTGTCATATCCGTCGTCTTCACCAATCCTTCCAATATGTCGCCCACCAACTCCTTTTTCGCGGCTTGCTCTTGTCCCCGATACTCCATCAGGGTTTTCAGTAACCCTCTTTGATAACCCACCATCTCCTTGTAGAATTCCCGTGTCTGCTGCGCGTTGAATCTATATCGCCGCTCCTCCCATTCCCGCTGCGCCTCCATCTCCCTCCGCTGCATCTCCATCTGTTCCCGCTGTATCCCCATCTGTTCCCGCTGCATCCTCATCTGTTCCCGCTGGAGGCTCAACTCGTCTCGATGCATACCGATGGCCGCAAGACCCCTCAACGTTTCGAGGGCCCCCGATTGCCCGGCACCCCAAACGCCCGACGGCGCATTACTCGTCAACGGTGGCATTCCACCATCCTCCTATCACAACACGCTAATACAGAACGGATTGTCCCGGACCCGGCGGATTTACACCCATCCTTCTCAACGTGTCCGGGTATACCCGCGTATATTTCTCTTTGCTGCTGCCCGTCTTGGAAGAACTCTTGACGGGGGACGGGGCTCTCGACTTCTGCCTCTGATAGAACTTGTCGATGGCCTCCCCCAACGGGTTCCGACCACCACCCCCCTGTCGATTTCCGCCACCACCGCTGCTCCCCGTCCCCCGTCCTGCCGTCAATGGGGAAGGTACGACACGGACGGCAGGATAGGTAGCCTGCATGATGCGACGGTTGGTGCGGTCGATTTCCTGCTTGAAGAACATTTGTAGTCCGCCGAGCAGGTCGGAGATGTGGGGTACCCACTCGAACGTGTTGAGGAGGTAATCGGCTTCGGCCTGCCGTCCCATACTCCGTAGGTTATCGGCGGCAAGCTGCGTCTGCGTGAAGGAAGCCTGCAATGCCAGCTCATGGGCCATCCGGGCATCGTCTATGGCCTTCCCCAACGAATCCGCTTGTAGCGCCAGCTGGGCCTGCGCTTGCCTCGTCCCCGTCACGTAGGCGTCGTAATCGAGCCTCATCGCCGAGCGCATGGCATCATAAGCCTGTCCCATCTGAGCCTTCGCCTGGTTGTACGCCAGGCCCGCCTGCATCGCTATGTTGCCCCGCTGCTCAATGCTTCCCATCTTGATGCGCCGGACGGCCTCGGCATACTGGGGCGTACCCGGAACCAGTCCCGCATCACGGAGGCTGTCAATGGCTGCTTTCTCTTGCTCGTCGATGGCCTGCCGTTGGAGCTGCACTTGTTGCGCGGTGAGGTTCCGAAACTCCTCTCTCGTCCTCTCTTCCCGTTCCTGCTGTTCCCGAAGAGCTTGTTTCCGGTACTCCACGGCCTGCGGAGACAGCTCCTGTATAACGTCCCTACTCTTCTCCAACTCTCCCCGCTGGCGTTCCTGGGCTTCCGCCGGAACCCCTTTCAGGCGGCCCAGTGTCTCCTCGGAGACCTGCCGTGCCCGCGATCCTTCTCCCAGCGCCTCGCTTTCCCGTGCCAGAATCCCCTGCCCTTTCAATCGAGCTTGCTTGATGGCCTCCATCGCCGCCATCTCCGCTTCTCTCTCGGCCATTCCCACCTTGAAGATGTCCATTGGAGAGATGGGATTCACGGCTTCCCTGGACTGACCCGGCATTTCTCCTGGTTTATATTCGGGCCACGGAATCTGGAGGGCAGGTACCATCCCCTGATACATCAGCAAGCGCTTTTGCCGATCAGCAATCGCTTTCTGATACGCCTCTTTATCGGAAAGCCCCGTCTGCCGATACGAGACGCCTTGGAACGCCTTGGTGAGAATGTCCCGTGAAGTAGACGGGAGGTATCCCGTCAGGGTGGGGAACGCCCTCTCCGCGTCGAAAGGAGTTTTCTGTTTCGCGGGAGTACGGAGCTTGATCGCCACTGTCCGACCTCCTATTCCGCGTCCCCGGAGCTATCCTCACGATATCCCCGCAGAACGCTTGCTCACTCTAAGTGTAATACTTGCTTCGGCCCCTGTCAACTCAAATCTCGCTCCCGCCGACACCGCCTCGACTTGCACCGTCACCCTCGGTCCCCCTATCAGCAGGTCCTTGGAGGTCCTCTCAGGCAAGGACGACATCGCCACCATCGCCCTCTCCTCGCCATCGTCCCCTACGTCCGGCAACAACCTCCGCCCTCCCTTCCCCGTCAGCGCCGACAACCGAAAGTATCCCGTCGTCGTATCCGCATCGGTCCACGTCGGATGCACTGCGAGGCTCCTCAACGTCACCCGCTCGAAGTCCCCCCCGAACGGCCTCGGCGTCACCCGGAACGGTACCGGTGATATCGTATACACTGTTCCGGCGCTCACTGTCACGTCGTTTCCGTCCAGGTCCGCCAGCTTCAACTTCGTGGAATTTACGAAGCTCACAATCTTCCTGACCGTATATTCCGCTCCATCCACGTCCACGAGATACACCCTCGACCCCACCGCCGTTTCCGAGAATGCAGCCGTCGAGTCCTCCAGATAAGTATCACCGCCCGCCGTCGTCGTCCCGTTCACCGTCCCCAGCACACCCAGCATCGTCGGCCCGATATCCAGGTCCAAGCTGGGAACGACTACAATACCGTCCGACGTAATGAATATCGCCCGATCACCGCCGCCGTCCACGGGATGAGGCCCGGTCGCCGCCGCCGCAAACACGCTCATCCCCACCAGCATCGTCATCACCTTGTTATCGTGCCACAACACGATAGCCCCGTCCCCCGTCTCCTCATCGACCGTGATCCCCGGATAATCACCCCCCACGACGAACGTGGCTCCCAGCCGCGAGTCCGTGACCACGTACACGTCCGACGAGGTCCACTTCTTGAGGTCCACGACCCGGGACGCGGCGGCCACTCCCAGGGCCTGTCCAGTCGTTCCATTCAATATCGCCAGTCCCTTCGTGGACAGGAAGATGAGGTCCGCCCCCACCGCCTCTACCGCCCGATAGTACGCCAATCCCAACGTCGAGTGTACCTTCTTGATGAGCACCCGACTCCCCGCCAGCATCACCCGAAGAATGGCCTGCTCGCCCAGCACGTAGATATCGTCTTCCGCCTGCATGATACGCAGGAGTCTCCCCGTCCCCCTCGGACACGGGTAACTGTTGAGCGCATTGAAGTTTTCAGGCTGCAACGCCCTCACGTTCGACCATACCAGGCTCTCCCCGTTCTCTCCCTCCATGAACACTATTCCCTGGTACGTATGAATGGTCGCAGTGCGGGGAGCCGTTCCTACCGCATCCACCAATGGGTCATACCTTGCCTGTTGTACCAGCACCTCGTCCGGCAAGGTCCCCATCTGATGGGTAGTCCACGTATTCCACACCGAGGTACTGATTTCCTTCTCCTTATACAGTACCCCGCCCTCGTATACCGTCCCCGCCACGTCCACCGAGACGGACCTGAACAGTTCCACCTTCGTCGCCCCGGAAGGCACCGTCGCCGCCGCTGGCCTCTTTATCCCCACCAGATGATTCCTGGCATCCGTATCGGTCACCTCGTGAACGTACAGCTCCGAAAGCGCGCTCTTGGAGTTCGGACCGCCCGCCGTATCATTCACGTATCGATAGGCCATCAAATACCGCCCATACGACAAATACCCGCCCGTATCCGCATCCCCGCTGGATGAATGTTCAAAAGCCGGTCCCTCCTCCGCCCATTCCGACGCGGAGAACCGCGAGACACTGGAAGCGTTGCTCTGGAAGATGGATGCATGTCCCGCCGCATCGTCCGCCGTCACGATAATCATGCTGCCGAATACCGCCACGCCTATCCGGCAAGTTGAGCTTACCGTACTCCAGATCAACAACTCATCCCATTGTCTCGTACTCTCCATGTACCGGAAGAACGTCAATTGCTGCGTCGTCCCCGTCCATTCCGTCGTGGTCGTAGTGGTCGTCGTAGTACTAGTAGACGTACTCGTACTGGTAGACGTACTGGTCGTCGAAGAACTTGTGGACGTAGTAGTGCAGGTAGCCGTCGTAGTCGTCGTGGGCGGAGCCGTGCTGGTAGTCGTCGAACTCGTGGACGTGCTCGTACTCGTCGTCGTGGTCGAGGTGCTCGTACTCGTCGTACTGCTGGACGTAGAAGTCGTCGGGGTCGTAGTCGAAGTGCTGGTCGTCGTGGTGGTAGACGAACTGGACGTAGACGTAGTGGAGCTACTTGTCGAGGAAGTCGTTGTGACCGATCCCACGTCATGCCGCACGATGAACCCACGAATCCGATAGTTTCCCGACAAGTACGAAGGTTGCGGTGCATCCACGACCTCGAAGAACGATACGTTCGAGATGGGACTGCCCCCATACGTCAAGTTCCGCACCCTCTCAAATCCGGGAAAGTTCCTCAGCGAACCCAGGAACCTTCCGTCTACCCCAATCGCCTCCACCAACGTCCCTTCTGGAATCCGGGTGGGAAACATACCCGCATCCATATTGGGGAAGGCCATCGGTATCGAAACCGACTGCCTCACCATTCCTTCGTCAGGATGCCGCACCATCCGACTTACCTCCGACGGACTGACGGGGGACGGGGCTGAAACGGGGTGGGCGCAACTTCCGGCTATGCTGTACCCCGTCCCCCGTCACGTCATCTCTCATCAACCTTTCTTTAGCCTTTGTGCTTCGCCACCACGGTGCGCACGAGGGTTTCGTCGGTCCCCGTGGCCTTGATGGTTTCGGTCATTGCGGTTTTGAACTCCTCGGCCACGGTGGGTGAGGATTTGCGGACTCGGTCGAGAGCGTTCACGATGACTCGTGTAACGCGCTGTTCATCTCCAAGTTGCACGGCGGTAGTTCGGGCTTGTTTGCGTTTCCGTAAACCATAATAGATGCCGACGGCTGCACTGAGGAGGGCCGCCGCGTTCGCCGCAAGGCTCTGGAGTTGGCGTCCCCATTCGGTTTGCTTCAAGGCATCGAAAGCCGCTCTTTTCTGCTTTTCAAGTAACTTTTCCAGGACGATTCGGAGTTCCGCCGGGTTCTCCAGGTCGGGGATGGGAGTCACCTCTCCCGTCACGAGGTTCGTCACGCTGTCGGGCGCCCCATCCCCGTCCACGTCCGTTACTTCCACGACCTGGCCTTCGGGCAGCAAAGCGTCCTTCACGGTCTGGCAACCGACGGCGAGAACCGCCAGTGCCACGATTATGAGAGTCCAAGCCGTTGAACCACTCATCTTTATCTTCCTCCTAGTGGAAAGAGGTACCGGATCACGATGTCCAGAATGACGGTTCCTGCGAACACCGCGATTCCGACGATCCATGCGAGCTTCGCCGAGAGCACCTGCATGACTCCGTTGCGTCGATAGCTGTTTCTTTCCAGCCGATCGACGGCGATCTTGATGTCACTGACCGTCGCCTGTGTGGCCTTGAGGCGTTCCGTGTTGCGGGTTTGAGCTACCAGCAGCTCTTCCAACTTCGATACGAGGGTCGCGTGCTCCCGGCAGACATCCATTTCATCTCTCCTCGGCTGCGTCCACGAAGTCGAACGAAGGGGAATCAGCTTCTTGTTCCGACGGATTGACGGGGGACGGGGTTGAAACATCGCGGTCCAGGTGTTTGAGGGCGGGATCGGGGATGGCATCGCGTCCGGCTGAGTTGTTTCGATCGTAAGGCTTGAGGCACACGGGACATCCCTTGATACCGCCGTCCAGGGAAATCACCCGCGTGTTGTTGCCTTCGACCGCCCACAGAATAAGAGAGATTCGTTTGTGGCGGGCGTCCCATACTCCGCAGTACCCCGTCATCGGTCCCGGACGGGCGCAATCACACAGCAGCAGCCTATGATCCTCCATGTTTCGCCTCCCATTGCTGAATTCGGGGATACACGAACCGTTCCAGAAACTCTTCGTCGGTGCGCTTGACCTTACGACGGAAATCCTGATGTTCCATCTCGGCTTGCCGGGTATAGAGCTGTTTATCTTCCTCGTCGGTCCAGGGATAGCGTTCAGTAAGGAGAGGACGCCAGAAAGTTTCGTAGGTTCGATCGGAGAAGAGGGTACGGGCGACGTAGAAACGATTGAGAGTCTCGTGGCCACGGGGAATCTGGTGGCTGATGGTGGACTTGATACCGTGAAGCATCCAGACGCGGGGGTCGGATCGGATGGGAATGCCGAGAAGAAAAGCCTTGATGGCGATGGCCGCATCATTGGAACCCCAGAAGCCGGGGGTGTGGACCCATCCTCCGATCCGCTCAAAGAGGCGGCGGCTAAGAGTGATGCCTGCAGCGTTGGCGGCGGTGCGTTCTTTCAAAATCTCGTCATTCACCCGGTCTACACAGAGGTAGAACCACCCGCGCTTGTGGGCGTAGACGAGACCGTTCCCGTAGTTGATGGGGAGAGGCCGCCTGCCGGTGCCGACGCGCTTGTGGATTCGGATATGCGAAAAGGCGGGAGCATAGAAAGCGTCCTCTCCGTTGAGTACGTCTTCCATGAGAATCCGCAAGTGACCGCGCTTGACCCACACGTGAGCGTCACAGAAACACAACACGTCGCCTTGGGAAGCGGCTACTCCGAAGTTCCGGGAGCGGGCGACTCCCATCCGCTCTCCGAGGTGAACGGTTGCCACCCGTTTGAGAAGTCGGAGGGAGGCGAGGGTTTCCTTCGCCATATCGCCCACCTCGTCCACCACCACCACGATCTCGGAGTCTTCGGGGAGATGGGCGAGGAGGTTCTTGAGAGAGCTCCTCAGAAACTTGCCCTCGTTGTACGTGGGGATGATGACGGAGAGCTTCATCTACTTGCGCCTCCCGAACAGCGTCAATTCGTCATGGAAGCGTTTCGTCTTCAATATCTCGAAACCGCACTTTGCCACGAGCTTCTTTACCGCCTCCTCGTTCCGCATGGCGTAGCAGTGGTCTCCCTTCACGGATAGCTTCTTCGGTTCCAACGGAACGACGACCATCAGGAGGCCGCCCGGCCTCAAGACCCTTTGTGCTTCCGATAGAACTTTCGTCGGCGTATGACAGTGCTCCAACGCATGAATGATTGTGAGGAGGTTGAAGATTCCGTCTTTCCATCGCCCAAGGTCGTGGATGTCTCCCGTGTCCACGTCACGTCCCATTCTACGGGCGTGTTTCGCCGTCCACGGCACGAGTTCCATTCCATGAACGCGCCCCTTCTTGAATCCCAACCCTACCATCCTGTCCAGAATCCAACCGTCCCGGCTGCCCAGGTCGAGATGGACGTATCGTGTGTAGGGCGGCCTCAACATTTCGAGTAAATCTTTCAGATGCCTCTCCATGCGGGGACGGTCGGCCAGCCATTCCCGTCCGGGAGATCGACGCGATTCATAGGCGATATAAGAAGCCTGGGTGCGGGGCTTCGCTCGTCCTTTACGCAGATCGAGGTCGAGCAGGTCTTCCGGCTCCGCGGCCAACACGTGCCTGAAGAACTCCTCGTCGGTACGCCTCCGGTTCGCCTGGAACCACTCGATCTCGTCCCGCAACAGTTTTGATTTCAGGAGCTCATCTATCGCCGGGTCGTAACCGCGTTCCAACAGGATCGGTCTCCAGATGTCAGTGTACGTGTCCTCGTCGAAGTAAGCCCGATGGATGAAGTGAGCGTTGAGCAATACGTCCAGCAGCGGAACGTCTATCGTCCCTTTCTTCATCTTGTGCTGGATGAGAATATCGGCCAGATTGAAGATGGGGATGCCCAGGTTATATGCCTTTAGCCCGATGGCTTGTTCCGAGTACGCCCACTTCCCCGGCAGAGGAGGCCAACTTCTCAACCGCTTCAACACGTCCCGCCTCACCGCGTAACACGAGCCGATAGGACCGGTGATGCGGTTCAGCACCTTCTCCGGTTTCCTTTTCCAGTACGCCAATCGGAGACCCCATCCCGGCTTGACGCAGAACCTTCCCCCGTAATGGGGTTTATCTTCACCCAACCCCGTAATGGCCCCCGTCACGAAACCCTTCGACTCCCACGCCGCCGCCATCAACTTGTCCACGGCTAAGGGCGAGCACCGCGAGTGAGCATCCATGAAGATCAGAACGTCCTCCGACGCCCTTCCTATCCCGATCAGCCGGGAGCGGCAGACCCCGAAACGTTGCTTGTTCCTCAAGATTCTCACGATGTCAGGGAACCGTTTCTTGCCCGTGGCCGCGTCGATCCGATCGCACGAACCGTCGGTGGATGCATCATCGACAATAATGATCTCAGCATCCGATCGAGTCGCCTGTCCAACGCTCCTCACCGTCAGAAGAACTTCCTTCCCTTCGTTGTACGCGGGCAGTATCACCGAGCAGACGCGCACACCCCTTACATTACCTTTCCCGTCCCCTATCGGCGTCACCCCCAACTTTTCCCGGAAGAAATCCTCATCTTTCTTCGCAGGCAATCGCTTGAAGTTCGCTCGTCGCCTCGCCAATTCGGGCATCCCCAGGACTTCGTTCAGACGGGCTCCCAGGTGGGTCCGAAGAATCGGGGTCCAGTAGTGCCGGTTGGTTTCGGGACTGAAAAAGATGTAGTGGGAGAAGGCCACGTTCATCCATACGTCGTCAGCCGTCGCACCTGACGGATTGACTTTCCTGAAAAGGTGTTTCACGATGGGATGCACCGCCAGCACTTTCATGTCCAGCATCCAGGCAGCCACGCCCAGAGGCTGTTCACAGTAGCCCCATCTCGCCGCCGAGTCGGTCCAGCCCCCTATGGCCCTGAAGGCGCTCCGATGGAATGCGTATGTTCCCCCGAACGGCATGTCCACCGCGATGGCCTGGCCCGGTCCCGGCTCGAACCGATTATACTGCACCCCCAGTCGTCCCCGCCGATGGAACCGGAACCACGCCCCCCACCCCTGACAACCTCTTGCCTTGTCCCGATGCTGAACGCCGCAACAGGCTATCCCCCTGTATTGTACACACGCCGACGCCAGGTCTCGGAACGTATGGGGCGGGAACCTCATGTGGGCATCAGGGAAGATCAACACCTCCCCCGTCGCCAAGCCCGCCCCTTCGTTCTTCGAGCGACCGGCCCCCTGCTGCTCTCGATGTTCAATGAGCTTCACGCCCCCCGGCAACCTCCGACAGACCGTCCCGTTCCTTGTGTCGTCCACGACCACTATTTCCAGTGAACCCACCTCTCCGGCCAGCCCCCTCGCCGACTTGACGGTCTCTATCACCTCTTCCCCCTCTCCGCAGGCGGCGATGATGATGGAGACGGAAGTCTTACGACCCACGTTGGGGTCCAACGGCAGGCTCTGGAACTGTTCGGGTGGAGGCATGTCGGCTCCCTTTTCCGTCAGGCGATGGGACCGGCGATGTAGTAGACGTTCAGTTTGTCGGAACTTCCCGAACTCGTCTTCACGTACAACCCGGCCAGGTCGTGAACCGGCAACACCAAACCGCCTTCCGTCCGTTTCGGCACTTCCAGGTAACACGTAGAAGCAGAGAAGCCCACCGTGAGCACCCCCGCGTTCCCATTCTCGGCTTGGAGCAGCACCCGCGTACACGGAGTGCTCGTATCCCGGACGGCCTTCGCCGTCCCCGAAATACCCGTCACCTGCAAGATACCCTGGTTGGCATTCGCGCCCATTGTAAAACCTCCCACTTGAACCCCACCGCTAACGACCACTTACCGTCACAATAATAATGATATCCCGTGAAGCCCCGGAAATCAAGTATTCCTATTCATATTCGTATTCATTCCTCGGCCATCTGCCGGTCCGTACAACGGAAACAATCCCGGTGCCCAAGGATGCAACGATAACCGCCGGGGACAGAAGGGACTACCGACAGATATCTGCATCTTGAGAGAGGGGTTATTCCCCAGCGTCCGATGGGGCAACGCGGCCTTGTGAGCGGATCGCCGCAGTGACAAGCCTTGCAGCCCGGTCGGCCATCGGTCCTGACGTAATAGTTCGGACAACGTTCCAGGTCGTCACCTCCCACACAACGCGCCCGTCTTCGTTCGCGCAACGCATCACCCTCGCTGCGGCATACTTTGATGATCTCAATCAGCCGTGTACGCATCGACGATTTCCTGTAACGTTTCCGTAGTGCTCAATGCGGTCGCCAACGCTCCCAATTTCTCGGCGAGAACTTCGGGGGGATGGCCGCCGTTCTTCTCGGTCAGTCGCGTCTGTTTCCAGAATGCACGCGAGAACAAATCGGCACGTTCCGAAGCGTTCGACAACATCCTGAATTTCGATGCCGCCGCGACGACATCCACCGGATTCGCCGCCTGATACCTCGGACAGTCACCGGCTATCAAGCGGGCCTTGAGACAACCCTTGAGTAGCGGCAGAAGGACCGTAGAATCCCGGACGGAGACGCCGGACCCCGACACTCCCATCGGGACTCGCGCGTCACAAACCCGGCAATGACTCGTGGTGACCGAGCACACGAACCCGGCCTCATTCGTGAGCTTCCAGCATTTTACGCGGCCCGGTACTTCAACCTTCGTCTTTCCCGTACCGCCACACAGCGCGCACTCAGGATTCTTTCCGTTGCAGCGCGGACAAACCGAACCGACCGGAAGCGGCTCAGTCTGGAGTTTCGGATCGGCGAACTTGCAGTCAATCATTCACATGTCTCCGACGAATATTCGTAAACGACGCACCCATGAGATTCTTCATCACAGTTCGGGGGCCAGTAATGACACCCGTGCAGATTCTCTCCGGGCGTAACCGCCCAACATGTGATCTCCGTCTCATTATAGTAACAGTAAGTGTCTGGAGGCTGATTAGTGCAATCGCCCGGACCTTCTACACAGTCGCTCGTAGTTGTCCCGTATCCAGCTCCAACGCAGACACACTCGTAGCAGCACGGACCCCACGCAACCGTGGTTGTTGTAGTCGTCGGGGAAGTAGTTGTGGTAGTTGTCGCAGTAGTCGTCGGCGTGGTGGTTGCAGTGGTCGTCGTCGATGAAGATGTAGTAGTGGTTGAAGAAGAAGAAGAGGTGGTTGAAGACGATGACGATGACGACGACGAAGAAGAAGTGGTGGTAGGCGTAGTGGTTGCAGTCGTGGTTGCAGTGGTCGTCGGCGTAGTCGTTGCGGTAGTGGTTGCGGTGGTCGTGGCGGTGGTGGTACCTACGCCGCCGGGAACATTAGGGGGTACGTCAAGACCGCCGGGGCCGGTGAAGATGGGACCGATGGCCGGATGGAGGCCGTCGTCATCCCGAACGATGTCCCAGATGATCGACCATCCGGCGGAGGCGCGGCGCAGATAGTCGAGGAAACGGTTGAGAAGTCCCTGGGGATCGTCGCTGTCGAAATCGTAGGAGGAAGCAGTGAGAAAATGTTCGAGTTTGGTTTGACGACCTCCCCAATCTACAAGACGCACGTAGCCTCCCTCCAGGAACGTCTTCCGGAACGTGGGAGGAAGAGCACCCGGCAACTGCTCCGCCTCCAACGGCGGCTGCACATACATCTCGCCTTACCTCACGAGGTCGTGGTGGTCGTAGTAGTCGTGGAAGTGGTCGTGCTCGACGTACTGCTACTGGTAGTAGTCGTAGGAGCCGCGAGCGTGGACGTGGTCGAACCGATATATTGAATGAGTCCCTTCGTGATCTTGAAGATGTTCTTCCCCACGATATAATTGCTGCCCTGCTTCACGATGCTGGTGAGCAGGGTGAGATAACGGTTGGCTCCGACGGGCCTGGGACTCCGGAAATCCGGCAACACAGGATCGGAAAGGTACGACTGGACATTATCCCACCGGGGCGGCTTATAAAAAAGGGACTTCACTTGGTCTTCCAGCGCCGCCTGAAGCATCTCCTCTTCCGACCGCCGGTCTTCCCCCGCCAATCGAATCTTTCCCCCTGAGATCGACGGGGGACGGGGTTTTGCCGGTACCAGGCTGGCGAAGGAGTCCCGGACGCCTATCGAAGGATATACGTACATGCCCCGTCCCCCGTCATCCGTTGTCGTCCGTCTCGGCCAGCACCGTATCCCGTCGGAAAGCGATACCGTTGAAGATGTTGGTGTTGGCGGCGTTCAGACGGAGAGTACGAAGAAGCCGCTGTTCTTCCGCCACGAGGGCCTTATATTTCGCGCCCATACCCCATTCCATCGCGGCGATGGCCGAGGCGGCCCGCCAGATCATCGGTTTCTGGAAGATGGCACCGAGAATGGGACCTATCTCGTAGTTGACGGTACCGGAAGGGACGGGATCGAAGTCGGGTCGCACGGTTGCCACCCTGGTCTGCGCATCGTAATCCGTAATAATCCGCTCCTGCATCACGTAATTGGTGTCGGCTCCGAGGATGCGGACTACGGAACCCCCGTAGGCATTGGGCGTCATGTCGAGGGTCCCACGCGAGGGAGACGACGCGAGCGTGATGGTGGAGGCGGTAAGGGCCGCAGCGGTCCCCTCGTGAAGACGGGCGGTCCCCGTCGGGATATAGTATATCCTCATTTTGTAGCCCGTGGTGAACCGGTCCTCTTCCACGAACAAGTTGTGGCCCTCCAACCGCCATCCTTGCCCGGAAGCCGACAACATGGGCCTGTCTCGAAGCCGCCCCACAACGTTATCGTTGGAATCCAGGAGTTCTATCATCCGAATCATGCCGACCACGGAGGGCGGTAAGGCATACCATTGACGGGAAGTGGTATTTGCCAGCGTCACGTCGTAGTAGCAGAGGAGCGGCGCGGGACAGTTTCGGTTGTATTCGCCGAGCACGTCTCCGTAAGCGGACTCCAGATACTCGATGAGGCGGGCATCCGTGTACTTTGCGTTCACGTCGGGTTCGTCCAGAAGTTCACGGAGCAGCATGATACCCTTGTAGAGGAACCCGTCCGTGAGGCCCGCCACGCCGCCGGAGCTGGTGGAGGAAGAGGTCGCCGTAGCGAAGGGATAACGGTTCTCCACCGAGAAGCTGGCGATGACCGCGTTCACGGTCTGCCCGTCGATGACCGCCCCCGCCAATACCACGTCGTAATCGTGACCCGGCTGGTAGAAGCTGTCGGCGGTCAAATCTATCTCGCAGAGGTGGACTCCCGCCAGACCGTTGAAGTCCTCCGTATCGGTGATCCCGGTAGTGGAATACGACGTGCCGCCGTCCTTGTATACTCGGATGGCCCCGTCGGTACTCCGGGTGACGGAGGCTCCGTTCGTATCGTTGGTGCTCCACCGGAACCGCACGGTGGCACCCCGTCCGTAATCGTTGAGATATCTCATCCCACCACACCTCCCGTCAATAGTACCTGTCCGTTCGCCAACGTCCGATCCCACTTGGCACGCACCACCTCCCCCGGAGTATACGGCGTCGTGGTGGAAGTGGTAGTAGTCGTGCTCGTCGTCGAAGACGTACTCGTGGAACTCGTGCTGCTCGTCGGAGCCGCCGTCGTAGTCGTAGTGGGAGGCACCGTAGTCGTCGAAGTGGTTGTAGTCGAACTCGTCGTAGAACTTGTCGTGGTAGTAGTCGTAGGCGGTGGCGTGGTGGTAGTAGACGTGGTTGTAGAAGTGGTGGTCGTAGAAGTAGTAGACGACGTGGTGGTGGTAGTCGTAGACGTAGTAGTCGTGGTGGTGGGAGCCGGAGTAGTCGTGGTAGTGGTAGATGTCGTAGTAGATGTAGTCGAGGTGGTGGACGTAGTCGAGGTAGTAGTTGTTCCTCCGCCCTCGTTCAGATCGAGGTCCTCCATCGTAAAATTCAAGTCGGCGGAGTCACCATCGTTCCAAGAACAGACCCCGAAAACATAACGATAAGAAGTGCCCTGCAACGAGATGCTGAGGGGGGAACCGGTCAGTTCGTTGGTGCGGGCGGCGTCGCTGTATGCCCGAAGATATATAGTGAAGGCATCCGTGCGCTCCACAGTATAATAGACCGGGTTCGCTTCGTCGTGGAATTGCCTGTAACTACTCAGCGTCCTCGTTTCTGCATCTTCAATGTACATGCGAGGATGGCCGGTATAATAGCTGTAAGTATAGTGGAAGACAGCTTCGCTATAGTTATCGAGCCAGCTCTTCGCGTCATCGACTACGTTACTGACCGCCCAGAGGGCACAATCTCTATACTGGGATGAGTCGATCCAGTTGACTTTGTAATAGTGCGTGAAAGTGCTTCCGAAGTGACCGGCACCCTTATCATCATAGATATAGGCGTCTTCGTTGCAGTTCAGGTGACTGGCCGTGATGACGCTCGATGTTCTGGATAGGTGACTGTTCGGGTCCACCTCGGTGTAGGTCGTGAAGTCTTCCGTAGGATCGAGGGTTCGGGATTCGGGTTCATCGGCGAGGGACATCCCGGTCAAGGCTTCGGGGTCGGCCTCAGTGTGTCGGGAAAGTCCCTCATCCTTCAATCGCATAAAGCGGGGAGGTTCTTCGTCGGCGGGGTTCCACGTCTCCGTCTGGACCTTGGCCCGCAACCGGTGAATCTCACGAAAGATGACGTGCTGGAGTTCGTGACAACGGCGGCGACGTCTCTCCGCCTTCGGCGTCGTTATCCCCGCGTACTTGTTATGCTCCAGGCGCAGCTTCTCGACGCAGGCATAGAGATAACGATAGCGGTCTTCCGGGGTTTGCCGATCGGACGGGAAGACGAGACTCGCCATGATATGCTATCTCCAAAGACGGGGGACGGAGAACGTCTTCTTGCCCCAACGGTGACGCCAGAAGTCGTGTTCGTCGTTGGCCTCTACCGCCGCGTCAAGGGATGCGGTCTCGTAGGGGGACGCGGCCCGGAGAAATTCCCGTTTTGTGACGGGATGGTACAGGAGGGCGCGGAGTTCCGAGACGAACTCGCGGGAGAGGCGGGCCAGGGACGGACCGATAATGAGAAGTTCCTGGGCGATACGGTCGCGTTCCCGTACCCACCGAGCTACGACCCAGTTCCCGGAGGTGCGATGACGATACACAAAGAGGCCGGGGAATTCCGGAAAGGTTCGGCGGAGGAACCCGGAAAAAGGTATCTCATGGATTTCGTGACGGTCGTTGCGTATTCTTATCACGGCATCACTCCCATTGTTTCACGTGGAATAGGAAAAAGGAAACGGGGAGGCCGAAGCCCCCCCGTTCCGTCCTCCCGCCACGTAACCGAGCCGTAAAGCGGGACCACTTTCCACCGTCCGTTACGGAGTCGTAGTGGAAGTCGTGGTCGTCGAAGTCGTGCTCGTAGACGTACTGGTTGTCGTGGTGGTTGTCGTGGCGATTGCCGGTGACTCGGTGATGCTGGTGAGTTTGATCCCCATGACGATCTCCGGGGCCATCTGGCATCTGGAGATGAAGGGGGCTTCCACCATCGGCTGAGTCGCACCTGCGGAGGTGTGAGCGAGCTTGAAGATGCCCGATCCGCCTCCGAGACCGGCAAGGAACCGAATCTCGCCGCCGAAGTCCGCGCGGGAACCCATCTGCGGAACGTTCGGGGGAACGTAACGCTTCAGGTTCTTGCCGCCGAGCTTGACGACGTAGAGGGTCTCTTCGCGCATGTAGGGCGAAATCAACCACTGGTAGTTCCGCCCGTCGTACACGAAACCGACCTTCGACCAGCCGCCCACGAAGTTCAGGGGAGCACCCTGCCGGTTGAAGATGAACTCTCCCTTTCCGAACGTCGGTTGCTCCATGAAGCCCTGGGTCACACCCCGCGTAGTGATGACCGTGTCGAGGTACAGCCCGTAGGCGTCCACGAACTGGCCCATCTTCTCCGCGAGGGTGGACTCGGTCAGAGAGGCCGAAATGTCCGAAACGAGAGACTTGAACTGAGAGTAGTTGCTCACGTTCACTCCGCTGCTTGCGTCGAACAGAGCACCCGAACTCTTAGTCCAGTCATCCAGACCGTAAGGGCCGAGTTTCCCGCTGCTGTAACAATCCTTCGCCACGACCTTGTCCCCATTCACGAACCCGGCAGGGAAGGCCGTGCCGTCGGGACGAACGAGCCGGACCGTCTTGTTCAGGTAGTCCACGTTGTCCACGACGACGGCGAAGTCCGACGTGCGGTTGGTGGTGAAGTCCTGATTGTAAACGTCCACCACCATACCGTTGTAGAACCACCGGATTCTCCCGTTATCCGGCGTGAACGTGATTTCGGCTTTGCCGCTGTACGAACTGATACCGCTGACGGTACACAGCTCGCCGGTGGAAGGCAGGTAGAACCAGACGATGTTCTGCTGGGCCACCCGCTTCGCCACGCCCTTGATGTTCCGAACGACTTCCCGGACGACCGAACTGGAAAGTTCATCGGACGCGAAGACATCCTCCGGCAGGTAGAAGTTGCCGAAGAGTTTCGCCATCGAGAGCGTGAGACGGATGTTGCCGACGGCGGGGGACTCCGCAGCGGTCGGGAATGATTGCTGCGTTCCCCACACCAGAGACTGCCTGAGAGGCTCGGCGACCGAACCGAGGTTCACCGTGCCTCCGCCGGGCGACACCCACTTCACGCCGCCAGCGAGGCTCGTCTCCAGGTTGTACCTGATCTTCCATTCCGAGCCAATGAGGTCTCGGACCACCTCCTGCGAAGTTTGAATCACCTCCGTGAAAACCGGGTCGAGTTCGGGTAGGGTCTCCCGGATTCCCGGAGGCAACTCTTCCTTGACCAGATCGGCCAGGGCTGCAGCCGTAGTGCTTGTATTCGCAGCCACTGCATTGCCTCCGAAACGTCACCTAAGATGTATGTCCCAAAACGAAGACCCACAGCCGTCCCCTTCTGTTCCGGTTCACTGAGGAACGCCTGATGCCGGATTTATTGGGACCCGGCCCGCAGTTGCGCCTGTCTCGCGTAGAAGCGCTGTACTGCCACGTCCTCGTAATCACCGTCCGTCACGGGAACGCGCTTAGGAGGTTTCCCCGTATAGAAGCTCTCAGAGCCGAGCGAGGGAGCCACACCCAGTCCCCGAAGTGCGGGTTCCTGGGGCCTTTCCGGCGTACCGAGCGAGGTGACTATCGACCGAGCGATCTGAATCGCTCTATTCACCATGTCGGGTCCGTACTCCTGCCCGTACACGATCGCTTCCCGTTCCACCTCCATAAGCACCAGATTCCGGATCGCTTCGGCGCGGTCCGGTGAAGCCGCTATCATTTTACCAAGAACCTTGTCTTTGTCAACAGCCTCCGTCACTTCCTTACGGATAGCCTCCCTTCCCCGTTCTATCTCCTGTTCCCTCAACTTTTCCAGGTCACGTTGCAGTTGGGGGTCCAAATCCTCGAACTTGACGGGGGACGGGGTCTTGGGAAGGCTGGGAGAGGCGGCGCTCCCCGTCTCTTCCCCTTCGTCCTCCTCTTCTTCCCCCGTCATGGCGGCCAGGACGTCCTCCTGTGGAATACCGAGGAGGTTGGCGTATTCGATGAGTTCGGATTGGGAGAGCGGCTCCCGTCGTCCCTTCTCCAACAGTTCGGATATTCGTATGCCTTTCTGGGCTTGCTTGGCGAGGTCGGCGGCTGCCCGAAACTTCTCATCGGCACCCGTCACCTTCTCGTAAGCCTTCAGGGCCTCCTCCAAAGTGATCGTTCTCTTCTCCCCGTTCACCGTGACAGTGAACGTCTGTGGTGCATCCTCCTCGTCCGGCTCTTCCTTGGCGGGAGCGGGGGTCTCCGGAGCCGCACCCTGTTCCGGCTCCTGCTTTGCGTCCTGATCGTTTCTCAATTCGTCCGGCATAATTGGCCTCCTATTCTATCGGAACCTGTTGGGCCTGGGACGGCTGCACGGCCTGCGCAGCCATCGCTGCAGGAGACGGAGGTCCTCCCTGGGTTTCCTCCATCGCCATTTCTTCAGGATAAGGAAGCTGATCGGGGTATACGCCCATGCGTACTCGTCTCTCTTCCCGCAACTTCTCGAAGGCTTCCCGGACTGCCGCGCTGGCGAGCCGGTATTCGGGCCGGGCCATAAAGGCATCGATGCGTTCCAGGTGTATCTCGTGGTTCTCGTGCTCGCCGATCACCACCTCGCCGGGGGTTTCGCCGTCGTTGAAGAGCCGGATGTTGTTGAGAACTGCCTGTCGATAGTTTTCCCACTCCGCGTCGTTGGAGACGGGGAGATCGAGACCGAGGATGCGGGCCTGGATGCGGAATTGCCGGGGGCTGATAAGTCCGGCCTTGAGAAGGAGGAAGAGTTCCTCTTTCCGCTGCTCGGAGGATTGCGGGTAACGGCTGGCAATGGAAATCTCGATCTCGTCGGGGTCGGGAATGGCGTTCTCAGCAAGCGAGATGTTGCCATCGGGGTCGAGGACTACTCCCGCAAGCGTATCATCCAGGAAGGTATATTTTACGACGCCTTTTGCGTCCATCCTCTTTCTCGCGTCGTACAGGACGGAGGCATAGACGAGGGAGAAGGCGGCGGCGACGGTGGCGGCTGGTCCTCCGAGCGGAATGGACGAGGTTTCCATAAGGAGACCGAGAGCCCTGGCGGAGTCTACACGGCCCGGAGCCTCGCCCTGGAGCATCTGGGTTTGGCCGGAAAGCCGCTCCACCACGTCCATCCCCATCTTCGCCACCTCTCCCGGAAGAGTACCGGTATTGGCAGGAGTGAGATTGAAGGGTTTGTGTTGGGGAGCCGCCACGTCCGGCTCGTATGGCATGGCACGGGGCCTCCGGCGGGCGTTGAGCGCGTTGAGATTGATGCCGGAAGTCGTAGGTACGAGGACGAGACCGAAGAGGTCGAGGTCCTGGATGTTGGTGAAGAGGTTCGCCAGCATCTTTTCGGTCTCATCCACGATGGGAATGAGGGGTCCGACGAAGGATCGACCCCAGAACCCGCCGACATGATGATATCGGGCGATCCCGATGGGGGGAGGATAGGCGTCGTGGCCCTCGAACTTATCGTTGATGGCACACACGCCTCCCACCGTCACCACGTACTGGCTCACCTTCCCCAGTTCGTTGTAAAGCCAAAGTTCCCGGAGGTTTACGAACTCCTGCGTCCTCATGTCCTTACCGCCCCCCGTTCCGTCTCTTTTCAGCATCGCATCCGAGAGTCCCTCCCGGATTTCGGCGGAGAAGCGATAGTTGGAAGAGGCACCGGCCTGGGGACCGGCCTCCCTCGTGGTCACGTTTCCGTAAGTCACTCGGATCACTTTTATCTCGTTGTGGCGGGACCGGTCGATACGTTTCCACACGTCCTTATGGGTTTTGAGCCACTCTATCGGAACCCAACGAGTCCGAATGAGACCCTTTTCGTCCGCAGGCACTACCGGGTCGGCGGGAAAGGGCAGAAGCTCCCAAGGTGGTATCACTTCGAGGGGGTAACGAGGATAGCCGTCCGGGCCTTCCACCCGCCAACCCGCTATACCCGCCGTGCCGAAAGCGAGGAGCACCCGCAGGAACGGAATCTTGACGGTGTCGAGGTAACTGGGATTGTAGAGACTGGACAGAACGATTTGAGCTACGGAACGCTTCCGAACGCCGTCGAGGCTCATGCCTAGGAGTTTTACGGACGGCGCGATGTCCATACGGGACAGACGACCGAGTTCGTTGGTGAACCGGACCAGAGCTTCCTCATAGCGGAAACCCTGTTGCCCTTTCTGGTTGGAATACCTTATCTGGACACGTCCGTCCCGGTAGTTGATGAGGGGAAACGACCGAATACCGTTGAGATAATGATAGTTGATGATCCATCCGACGGAATGGACGTTACGAATGGCTATGGCGGCCTGCGCGGCGTCCTCCAGCGCCTTCTCCGCGTCTCGCCGGTCTTCGGGAAACAGGTAGGTGGAAATCATTGACTGATGAACTCTCCAATCTTGTCGGGTCCGCCCGTCTCACTCATCGTGGAGAACCCGTCCAATCCTACGTCCAGGAGGACGCCGGGACGTTTCAACTCCTCCTCCCATTCCGCCTTCTCGGCTACGGCGGCGGCGCGTTCCTGGTCCTCAAGAAACTGCCTGACACGGGAAGCGGCCACGGGAGGGGGCGGGCGGGGGGCAACTCGCTCGGTGGAGCGTGGTTCGACGGAGGGCGAGGGAACCTCCGCCGGGGTGGGTTGCCCCCCTGGTGTGGAGGAGAAGAACCACAGCCCATAACCCAACGCAAAGAGGGTGATTCCCTGCAGCGTCACTGACACTATCAGGAGCACCAACATCCAAGTCAGCATTTCGTTGTCACCACCGATGAATTTATTCCATCACCGATGAATTTATTCCATCACCGATGAATTCATTCCATTACCGTCGTTTCCGACAAGGGAGGTGGTACGGCCCCTTCCCTATGGAGAGTGTACTCCTCCTCCGCCTCCATGTCAAGGAGTTCCTGTATCTGTTCGGGGGTCAGTTCCGAGGCATTCATCGCCTCCAGCCGCCTGAACCCCCCCTTTGTCCTCTTCATCAACGAAGGCTTCCTATCTCCCCGCCCATCCGGCCTCTTCCCTCTCCCCCTGGCTATATATGGTACCATCGCCACCGTATCCAGGCAGTCATCGTGGGCCAGCAACGCCATATCCATCGTGAAGTTCTCGGTCTGGGCGAACAGGGCCGCATACGCAGAATTGGGAGTATCCGTGCGGCCTCGCGGATATTTGATGCGATGGCAATTGAAGCGCCACTGGAGGGAAGCGCACCGGTCGGCCTTCGAGACGTTAGGAGGATATCGGACGGGGAGGATACGGGGACTCCACCCCGTCATCGAGAGAGGCAACTCGGCCTTCACCCTTTCGTATATCTCGTATTGGACGGCCACAGCCTCTATCCCCACCACCTTCGGCCTCCATATTTCTCCCATCTTGAAGATGCGGGCGATGAGTTCCGCCGTATACACCTTTCCCTGCCAGAGGTCCAGCGACCACAACGTATCATGATGGTCGAACCCCATGACGTGAATTACGGAGAAATCGGAGAACTGACCCACCGTCGGCGCGTAGTCCACCGCAAACAATACGTAGAGGCTCCGCATGAACTCCCCGAACGGTCTGGATACCGGCGTAGACTCTCCCGTCCGTATATCCGTCTCCACGTAATGGAGGACAGCCTGCGAGTTGTAGGGATCACGCTGCCACTCCCCATCCACTGCATAAGTATCCAGTTCGGGATCGAGTCGCAGTATCCGCTCCTTGTCGGACACCGGCCTGTTCAACATCTCGGCGGCATAGGCCCCGTATCCCATTTGCGCCCGCAACTTCAGCAAGTCCTTCCTCGACCAATATTCCGGCCACGCCAACTTGTACGTTCCGTCATCCTGCTCCTCCGCCGCCGGGATGATACGGCGGTTCCAGTGCAGGAACCGCTTGTCATCCTGAGTCGTAGCCGCATGGTAAATGTAAGAAGCCCGGCTGATGAATGTCCCGTTCCAGAAGAGTCGTCCTCTCGTCCCGATCATCGGGAATATCTGCCGGAACATCATGCCCTCGAACTCTTCCCGGAGCCGCGTCCCCGACATCTCATTCTTCGGATCGTACTCCGGGTCATCCAACAACACCACGTCGGGACGCGCTCCCCGCTTCCGTCCTTCCACCGGGAATCCCACTATCCGGGCCTGGTTCGTCAACCGCAGGTTTCTCCGGCTCCACATGCCCCCACCCCGTGGAGGTCGCAGCTTCCCGAAGTCGTGCAGGATGAAGTCATTCTCGGTCAACTGGATCATCAGGTGATCGAAGCGCTCCTCCACCAACGACAACGTGGACGTAACTGCCACGATGACGATACGCGGATGGGTCAGCAGAAGGAGCAGCGAGTTCTCCTCCAGGAAAACGGTGGACTTCGCGCCTCCGCGAGGAGCCACGAAGATGTTGAGGTGATACGTAGCGAAATCCCTGATTCCTTGTTCGTGGTAGGCGGGAGACGGAACGAAGCGCTTATAGAAGATGCCCGATTGAAGGAGGTAAACGTACCTGAAGAACTTCCAGGCGCGCACGTAATCATCGGGCGTAGCCTGAGTATGAAGAATGGCGAGGCGGGCCTTCCGCTTCCCGTCCTTCGTCAACTCCCCATAATCCCTGGGCAGGTACTCCAGAACTTCCCGTTCCAGACTCATCACTTACCCGTCTCCACCGTGTCCGTCGCCGAAATCATTGGTCGTCATTTCCTTTTTTCCTGCCGAACATCTTTCACAGGCTCATAAGTGGCGCGAAAAACATCGTCCTTGCACGGATACACCTCGCCCTTCACGCCGGTAATAATCCAGTCGCCTGGATTGGCCACCATGTCACCTTCCAGCGTGTGAATGACTCGTTTCACCTTTGTGCGATAGGCTTCTACGACTACAGGTTTCTTGCGATACTTGGCCATGTCATTCCTCCTTTCAAGCACCTACGCCGAATTGTCCATTGTTGAACGCTTCTTCCTGTTTTTCCTCCTCGGCGATTCTCATCGCCTGCTCAAGCTCAGAGTCAGAAGCCTTCAGAGCGAATCGAATCGCAACGTTATCGCTGAGGTTTTGCTGAATGTACCGGAGTCGACGCTCGGCGTCCTTTAGCGCCTTCCGCAATTCGCATACCACGCAATTGTGGTCCACAAGCGTCTTATACCCGCATCGTGTACAGAAATTGACGGACACGAACATTTCATCTACCTCCTCCAAGTGGTTCCACATCGCAGGCATTTCACGTATGACCTGCCGAACTTGTCATAGCGTCTCATAATCCGATGCCCACGCAGCTTGCACCAGAACAGCAAAATCAGCCTTATCACTTCGGGTCCCTCCAACATTCTCGATTCGCTCACCCATTCACTCTCGGATATATAACTTCGGTGCCGTGGAATATGATCCCCTGAAATCATTCGAGATCACCTTGACGCTACCGCTCGGTAACGATGTCGAAGGTCGCGTAGACATCGTCGGCGAGGAGGTCATGGGGTCGTCCAGGGCCGGTTCCTCTATGATCTGGCATCCCACGGCACGGGCGACCGCCAATTCTTTCCGTGCTCCCTCCGATCCCTGCCAGCCGGGAAGCAACACGAAGAAGTCCGTTGGTTGCATCCGTTCACGAATGAACGCGATGTCCCCCGCGATGAATCTCTCCGAAGGGATGTCGGTCCCATCCATGAACATCGAGTTGATATGGGGGCACACCACGAAACTTATGTCTTCCTTCTTCCACCATTTCCGGGCGACTCGCCTCGCCTCCATGATATTCGTCCATACCGCGTCGTCACCAGACGACGAACGATACGGCCCGCTGATGTAGGCGATCTTCATCCCATTCCCTCACTTTCCAATGAGATGTACGAGAGGAGCGAAATAAACGCAGAACTGACCCAGCGCGGCGTCCAGCGCTACAATACCAGCAACCATCAGGATGAGACAGATTATGCCTCCCATGATGGCAGGCGGCCCATTACCGTCGTCGGAGAAAATCGCCTCCCGGTGTCTATATATCAGGCCAGCCATAAGAAGGGCAATCAACAATGCTACGCCAGCCAAGACCGAATCCACAATCCCCATAAACAACGCCCTCGCTTGGACCTGGCGGACGAGTTCCTCACCGAGAGGTTGGAGCTTGTCCGCCGCGTCGCCGAGCAGTTCCCGCAACTTGTCCACCGTTTCCGGATTCATCATTCTACCTCCTGTTGACGATGCGGTCGTTCTCGTCCCGCCACTCCTCGTCGTCGAGAAGACGCTTCCTCTCAAGCCACTGGACTACACGCCGAGCCAGGTCATACGGCATATCATGACTGATCTTCACAGGCCCGACGGACACCTCTATCGGTTTGAAGTTAGTGAACTTCTTCCCACCCCGCCGGTTCCTATGAAATGCGTTCACCACCACGTTGAGGTCTAACGTGCAGTTGCACTGGACCAGCCTGTCTTTCATGATTCATCCTCCTCCCAGTTCTGGTACTTTACATGTTCTCATACTATTTCCCCCTCGACGATACGGTAGTTTTCGATCCGCCAGTTGTCGCGCGTGTCGAGCACCGCGAAACCCTGATTCCACTTGTTGAGCGGACTCCATTCAGGATGGAGATCGCACAGACAACCGATACTCCAACACGTGATCGTGACGCCGCGAGCCGTCTGTTCCGTATGCTCGGAAGTCTTGTGCAAATGCGCCGCCAACGTGCACTCATGGGTACGCAGATAGAACGTCCGGGCAGGATTGACGGGGGACGTGGCACCTCCCTTGTACTCGTCACCGTGCAGTATCAAGAGGTTGCGGTATACGATAGGATGTCCCCGTTCCACCCACTCGACGCCCCGTCGTTCGAGGTCGCAATAGTTCGGAATGCTGAACTCCTCGATGCCGAAAATCTCCGGGGCGTGCTGCATGAGATAGCGATCGTGGCGATACTCGTGGTTACCGGCTTTCCAGATGACGGCTTTGGGCTTGAGTTCCTGGAGGATGACATCCAGAACGGTCGTCGCGTCCTCGATTTCCTGGGAGAACCGGCGTTCGCGCGGGTCCCGAAGCCAATGGGAGAGCTGATAACTGTCGATGAAATCCCCCAGGATGAGAACGGCGTCACAGCGGGTGCTCCGGGCTTTAGCGAAATCCAAAGCCAACCGGATGGCCTCGTTGGAATGGAAAGGAATGTGGAGGTCGGCGATTACAAGCCATCGATACCCCTCGTCAGGCAACTTGTGAAACCGGAAACGTGAGGGAGCAGGTTCGGGGAGCTCAAGACGAGGAACCAATCGACCTCCCCGTTCCGCTTTCCCCCGGTCCTTGTGTCCCGAAGCTCCCCGATAATACAGGACCAGCCTCCTCGCCGCCTTGACGCTCTTGAACAAGAGGGGTTCATCACGCCTGAGCATACGAGCGAGTTGCCAAGTAGGCGCACGGGGGAACCGGAGACAATAATCCCGCGCTACAAGACCGGCGGGCGTCGGCGTTCCTCCAGGCTTATGCCTGTGCTTCTCTTCCTTTCCCCCGCTGCGCTTCTTTTCTCCCTCGGACATCGTGCTCCTCCTCTTCGCCAATGGCCGCCAGCAAAGCAGCGACGAGACTGGCGCGTTGCTCCTCGGATTGGTCCTCGTCGGCGAACAGGTGCCCTATCTCGTGATTCATCAAGTCTTCCAACGTTCCCAGACTCCGACTTCGCCACGAGGGGGACAAACGAATGAGGGCCTTCTCCAATTGCCAATCATACGTGATATTGGCCGCTGCGCACTTCAGGTCCTCCACCTCCACCTTGATGATCCACCGGGAAAGCAGAGGAACACGGTCGCGCAGCTTGTTGACGTATGCTTCTGCAGCGTTCACGTCGTGTTCTATACTCATCGGACTCAACCCTCACGTCCAGTTGTAATATTCCGTGACGGCTTCGCACAACGCCATCAGGCACACGGTTCGAGCCAGAGCCTCCGAATTCCCCGTATCACCCCTATATATCTTGCGGAGAAAAGGAATGACGCGCCGGTAGAAACGCTCCTCCGAGACCTTCGCCATCACGATTCCGACGAGCTTGTTGACCGAAGCCTGCGGCCACAATCCGATAGTACGGATGTCGGGCGCGGACATCACCCTGTAAACGACGCTGCGAACCAACGGCTCCGATATCTTCCGGCGTACCGGAGGCCACACGGATTCATAACTTGGGCGGCGAGCAGACACCGACATCGTTCGATCCCTCCTGGGAAAACTCTGACGGGGGACGGGGCTTGGAAACCTCTGACGACTCGGAAGAACTTTCGGGAAGACTTTCGGGAAGACTTTCGGGAAGACTTTCGGGAAGACTTTCGGGAGCGGGGTCGGAAAGAGTTTGGGGAGATGGCTTTTCGAGGAAAGAAGCCATCCGGGATTCGGTGATCTGGACGCTGTCGTGCTCCCCGGAGATGGAACGCGAAACTTTCTGGATAAGGCCGTGGAGCTCCATCGCCTGGGTCCAGATGGCCCGGAGAGCTTTGAGGGCGGAGAGCCGGACGCTCTCGCTTTCCGCTTTCCTGGCGAGCTCCACGAGAATGCTTATCTCCTCGGCGTAGGACCATCCGAGCGTCTGAAACTGCTTAGAGAGGGTGAACGGATCGGCGTACTCGTAGAGCAACGCCTCCTGTTCGGGCGTGGTCCGTCTGCCCTGCTCAAACGCTTTCGTCATCGCGGGCGGTTTTCGCCGTGGTGTCAACGTTGACGCTGCCATTACCGGACTCGTTCCTGTTTTCCAGGTATGCCACTATAGCAGATGCCATGTCAGGCACGGCGGCAGGGGTGCTGACGCGTTTGTCCGACCGCCGACTTTTGACGGGGGACGGGGCCTTGGGGGGCATCCGTCTTCCCCGGCGGGGCTT